ATGGACGTACTCAAGGATATCGCCACCATAGTCACTGCCATAGTCGGGCTTGGAGTAGCCATATGGGGTATATACAAGGGCTACATCGAGTTTCATCTTCAAGGCAAGCAAAGGCGCGCTGAGATATTTCTTAAGAAGCAAAGTGAGTACTTTGGCAACAAATCCTTTTGTGAACTTCGTTATCTTCTTGGAAGAGACGATGAAAAATTGAAAGATATTGCATTCGAAGACAAGCGGGCTTATCTGACGTTTTTTGAAGAAATAGCTGTATTGAAAAACAGCGGACTTATCAATCCAGATCTTACTTATTATATGTTTGGCTACTACGCAACGCAGTGCTTGGAGAGTAAAAATTTCTGGTTAGATCTCAACAAGCAAGATATTTTCTGGAACGTATTCCTGCGCTTCTCCACAGAGATGAAAGTACGCTTACACTCAAGGAAAGAAGTCATTAAACATGACATTGAATTCTAAGGATTTTCTCAAGCCGACGATCACTTCGGCTTCACCGCATCCACCCTCTTCCACCGATCGGCCGTCCTCAGTGTCCCGAGCCCCAACATCGCAAACGTCAGCTCCCACAGCGAGTCGTCCAAACTGGGCAGTTCCGGCACACCGGTAACGCCACAGACGGTCAAAATCCATGGCAGCAGAGGTCGCAGCAGGAACTGATACCAGAGCCCCACGGCACATGCCAACAGGCAGAGCGGCCGGCCCAACGCCTGAAACCCAGTCTGGCTCTGCGCCTCGATCTCATTGATTTTTGCCTGGGCCAGATTGATTTGCAGATCTGCATCGAGCTGTTTGAAATCGGAGTCATACTGGAGTTTGAGCAGCTCCATCTGAGCCTTGGCCTGGGCCTCGGGATCTGGCAGAACCCGATTGATAATATCCGACACCTGCGGCAACAGCGCGCCCAATACCGTTCCGACGATGCTCATATGGCCACCCGATTTTTGATCCAGCCGAACAGGAATGCCCGCTGGGTTTTGTTGGTTTCAGTGAGTTCCAGGTAGCGGGCGGCCTGGAGCCCGTTCAGGCCGCGCAACAACACACTGACGCCGTCCCGGGTACCCCTTGCGGCCAGGTAGCGTTTCAGGGCACCGATGGTTTTGTCGCCGAGCTGACCGTCCACGAGCAGATCGGGATTACTGCCGGCGGCGTTGAACCCGTTGAGCAGCCGTTGCAGGAATCGAGCGGCCATGCCTGGCCCCATGTTGACGCCGGTATCCACCAGCTCGGCGCCGATCTGCTCACTGAGAGCGATCACCCGATCAAAACCGGGATCGATCACGTAGCGTTGGCGGTAGATGGTCTCGGCGAGACTGCGCGGTAAATTGCGCATATCGCCGCTGTAGCCGTTGGCCTTGGCCACGGCCTCGGTAATCCCGAAATGGGTGGCGCCGCCACCGTCCAGTGGATTGTTGACGTAGCCGCCTTCGGCTTCAATGACACCGGCAATGATGCTGTCGATGGTACTACTCATGTTTTCTCCAGGCGCAAAAAAGCCCGCACGGAGCAGGCTGAAATAAATTCGGGAATATTTCTGAGTGGTTTGAGGGGATCACTGAGCCGAGTCGCCCGTCTCCGTTTATGTCACAGCACCCGCACCAGTCACCCGACGATCACCGTCACGCTGGCACTGGAGTTGGTGCCGGCTGAGGTATTGATCGTAAAGTTTCCGCTGATCGTATCGCCCGGGGCGGCTGGCCGCACGGCCACGCCCATGCGGATATGATTTGCGGTATCCATCGAACTGGAGGGTGTGGTCTGCGTCCAGCCAGCAGAGGCCGACATCGTGCTGGTTGCCCCCGAGGTCGCCTGGGCTGATGACGCGCAAGCCAATGCCAATTTGGTCGAAGCACCTGCCGCTGCCGCGAGGCTGGCCATCTCGATAACATTGTCCTGCGAGCCGTCCACGTTAGCCGTGGCGCTGCTCAGCACGTCCAGGGCGGCGGCACCCCTCAGCACAACGATATGCAAGCCAAGACGTACAGCTGACGCCTGCATCCACATCGAGCTTGCGTTGGCATCCCCACTGTCCGCCGTCCGCTTGTAGACGCTGGTGTATTGGTACACCGCTCCATTCACAGTGCCTGCTGTTGCCACAAGTGTCCAGCCGGGCGGCGGAGTCAGCGTATCCCGATGCATTACGCACGCGAGCAGTAAATCGCCCGCAACGGTGGCGGACGGGATGGTGACACTGGTGGAGACGTCGGTCACGAAGCTGGTGGTACTGTACCCCACGACAGTCACCGCGTTCTGGTAGTGGAATGTGTGCTGATACCGCTGCAGACTGGCCAGCCCATCGCGCACCGCCCATAGCTCGGCGATCACGCTGCCTTCATATGTCGTGGCCAGCGTTACGGTCGTACCACTGATAGCCGTCTGGCTGACCAACTCGGCCAACGTGTCGGCGCGCAGCAGCCTGGCGCTGTAGGTCACGCCAGACTCAGGACCGATGTTGCCCTGCAGTGTGTCGATCAGTTGATCCGCTTGCAGGAGACGGTCGCGATGGCTCCAGGTCAACACGACATCGCCGACGATGGACGCCGGATAGTACGCGCCACCGATCCGGAATTGTCCTGGTGGATACGGCCGCCCCTGCCGCTGAGCCATGACCAGGCTGTCGACGGCGGCCAGCGCAGGATCAAGCTGGCCCTCGCTGGTCTGGGTCAGTAGGCGCGCCTGTATCGTTGCGCCCGAGGTGTAGGCCGCTGCATCGATGGCGCCGTTGCTCTCGATAAACCAGATCCGCGCGCCGGCGGCGTGAGTGGCCGGAACGGTATCGATGCAGCCTCGGGCCATGGTGCCGGTCAGGGTGCTGGTATCAAAGGAATCGATGCGCACGATCTCATCGTCGATCAACGCAGCACCGCCTACCTCGACGAAATCAAGATCGGTACCAGCAGTCAAGATAAAGGCGGTGGCCTGGCGATCCAGTGCCGAGACCAGTAGCCCCGAGGGGCAAAAGTCCCCGGCATCATCGGCGTCGATCCAGGCCCCGGAGCCGACCCGATCTTGCAGCGTGTAACTCAGCGAGAGACTGGTCGGCTTGACGGCCAAGGCCTGCAAGTAACTGGCGGTGCTGTCGATCAGGTCCAGGTTGGCAGGATCCGTGGTCTGGGCCAGATCACGCCAGGTGCGCTCTGTCAGTTTGCGCAATGCAATAGCGGTCGGCGTGCGGTCCGGCGGTACCCAGCCGCTGGGCTGGACGCTGGCCATACTGCTGGTGGCCAGGCCGAACACATCTTGCACGACGGTGACGGTGATCGCACCGTCGGTCAGGGTGCCATCCTCGATTCGGCCGGCGCGAACTACCAGAGTCTCAATCCCGCGTTTCAGGCTGCGGATGCGTAGCGGTTGGCCAGGCTGGAGCTGATACCCTCGTCGGTCGAGGCGCAGCTTGAAGCGCTTTAACCCGGCAGATCGTGCTCGCAGCTCACGTACGGCTACGCGTCCCGCCAGGTCAATCGTAGGTATGCCGGGATAATCAAGAGTGGTGGAAATCACTTGGCCATCGGACTGGATAGCCGCCAGATTACGCTCACGCCACTGGCGGTCCTCATCCTTGATCGGGTCGTGCCATTTGATGATCAATTCGTTGACTGCACCGGAGCTGGCGCCGTTGTCGTCCTGATCGATGCCGAGTAACCCAGAGTCCTCGTCGAACAGTGATAGGCTGTCAGCGTCGTAGTCGTCGCGGATCAGGTCCAGGTGGAACAGCCCGTCGAACCTCGACAGATACAGATTGGCGCCGATGTGGTCGAGGACGGTCTGGATAAAGTTTTTCACTGAGTCCTGCCGATTCCAACGCAGGCACAAGCCAAAACCCTCCGCATACAGCTGATCGGCCGCCGCCATGAATGACGCCTCATGCAGCCGCCCGCGCGCCATGCCGCCACCCCAATCGCGGTTGGTCAGGCATTCATAGATGATATGTGCCGGATTCATGGCGTTAATCGGGCCGTCATCCGGGCCAATCAAGGAAATGGTGGCCTTGCTGGTATACCAGGGCGCTCCGTCCCAGCCAGCCGTAGTACGCCACACGCGCATCTTCCAGGGCTTGAGGTACGGCGTCATAGCCGAGACCTGGCCGTCAAAAAACAGCGTCATCATGCCGCGAAACCCGGGCACAGCGCCGCCCAACATGGATGCCAATAGGCTGGGCGCGACCTGCGCCGACTCGCCCATCATCACGTCGAGCGTGCCTTTTATGCCGCCTTCTTTTTTATCGCCGCCGAACAACTTAGGCTTGTTGATAGTGATCCGCTGGCTCGAGGTAACGCTGCCGGAAAATACCTCCTTGCCGTCTGCCTGGATAGCGACCAGGGCATTCATCGGGCCACGCCCAATACCCATGTGGATCCCCATGAAATATTTGTAGCCGATGGTGACCGATCCGCCCATGCCCATGGCTATTGCTCCTTGCGTGCGTGATCGACCAGATGCAGGGCAAGGGCATCGCCGGTGGCCATCAGCTGGCTGGCCGGGATACCGCCGTCCCGCACAATTGCCGACCAATCCAGGCCGTAGCGCTCGCACAACGCCCGTGCACCGCGATGGCAGTAGCCGGGGCGCAGGCCGTAGCTGGGTACGCTATGCAGGTGATCCAGCGTGACCATGAAATCGTCGCTCATCATCATTTACCGCTCGAGGTCTTGACCTTGCTAGTCCTGAATCGCCCAAAACTCAACACTTGCCAGTCCTGGGTCCAGCAGTCGCCGAAAATCACACACTGCGGCGTCCCCTCATCGGGTACCGGCAGCTCAAAGTCGCTCAATGCTGCAGGCTTTGGCTCCTGTGCCTTGGGGCGCGTCAGATAGCTGATCGTCATGGATGCCACCATGACAATTAGTTGCACTACAATCGGATTCAACGCAGCCTCCTAGAAATAGTTGTTGCCGTCGTAGGGCGACTCGCCCGCTAGGTGCGGGATGCCACCGTAGTTGGCCAGGTTGTCGTAGGCCTGGCAGGCGGCTGTGGTCTGCGCGCAGCCGGGATAGACCCTGATCGCCTGGTTGAGCGACAGACCTGCCGTCCCGCCCAGGATCGTCAGAGTGGAGCCGATATGGCGCTCGATACTGCGGCGCTCGTACTCGCCCGCACCGATGGCCCACTCGATCAGCCCAGCCGTGAAATGACCATCCGGATACGCCGCGAATTCGCCGTTGCTAAGGTCTGCCCCGTCCAGGCTTTGAATCGTCGAGTCGACGCGATGGCTGGTCATGTCCACGCCGCAGGGCACTGAGTAGAGAGCGTGCGGGCAGTTGCGCTCCCAGCCCAGGCGCAAGCCCTGCATATCCATGCGCTGGGTGATCGGTGAGCATTTGATCGAGCAGCGATCCAGCGCCGGCCAGCTCACCGAACTGATCTCACCGGCCCAGATCACGATGTAATCATCGACGCCGTAATGTCTGGCAAAGATCGTGAGCGATATGACCGAGCTGGGTGCCGGGCCTCGATAGAGCTGTGCGACCTCCAGATCGGCGGGCACTTCCAGGGTCAGCTCATCGGCTGCCGTCTGCCCGGTCTGGCGTACGCCGCTGTCACTGATGCCGCCACGCAGCGTCCGGAATGTGCGGGTCTGGTGGACAATATCTCGGTCGCAGGACGTGTAGCCCCAGAACTGGGTGTTACGCATGAACTGGTACAGGCGGATCGGGCGCCCCGCGGCGAGCGAGCGCTCGGCACTGTCAAAACTCATCGTCGCGTACTCCTCTGAATACCAAGCTGCTGCTGGCTACACCCTCGGAATCGGTCATGTGTTGGATCTCCACGGTGTCGTCATCGAGCCGGCATAGGACCAGCCAACTGATGCGCATCACCTCGTCCGGCGTAACGGACCGGCCCAGGGCCGCATTAAGGGCGAGCCGCTCCATATCAGCCGTCTGCTCGGCAGCGCCCGTAATGCGCCGATGAAAGACCGTGCCATCCCACAACTCGATCCTGATATCCCGCCGTCCCGGACGCGCCTGCCCGAATCGGGCATAGCCGCAGTTGGCAACATTGAGCGTGGTCGCCACCTCGGTAACCGGAGCGACGAGCGTCAGGTCGTCGGCGTGGGTCGGCAGCCAGATCGGCACTTGCCGCCCGCGCAGTGCATAGAGCAATGATCGGTAAGCGGCGCGCTCGGCCCGGCCCAAGTCCAGCCAGCGCCAGCCCTGTACTGGCATGGCGCGGTTGGCAGTATCGGTCACCAGCGGCATGGCCGTGCTGTTATCCAGCGTCAGCAGCAACCGCTGGTAACTGGCCGTCAGATCCTCGCTCTCGTCGGGCCGTTGCTCAAATACCGGTTGACCTCTATATATAGTGGCGGGAAGCACCTCGGCCAAGTCGCTCGGGTCCATCAGCAGAAAATGCACATCTGTTGAATAGAGCCGATCTGTCAACCGCGTCAGGCTGGGCTGCTCGGTCAACTGCGCCGTGCGGGCCGGATAGAGCCGCGTACCGGATGGCCATGCCTGGCTCGTGCCACGAGCCAGGTCGAGGCCACTGGCATCAATACCGGCCACCTCGACAACCTCGACCGAAAACGCGGACTCGCCGCGCAGCATGGCCAGGCCACCCACCGCGAAATCCAAATGCTCGGTTTTGCAATCGATCCGCAGCGCACCCAGGGCGACTGGCGTATCCAGCAGCTGGATATCCGGCCACATGGGCAGCGCCCAGATTCGAGCACCCCAGGAAAACAAGGCAAGGTCCAGCAGCTGACGCTCGCGGCCTTCGGCATACATCGCACCCTCGAACTCCCGGCGCGGTGCGATCCGGAGCGCACGGCGTTGCTCAACAAAACTCTCTGACTGCAGCACATCAGTCAGCCAGCTCAGGCGCTCGAGCACACCATTCGACCAATCCGGCACGAATGCCCAGGCGATGATGCGCGTCGCGGTGATCTCGATAGCGGGCGATTCGCCGTTGTCGAAAACCCAGGCCAGCGCGGTATCGAGCACGGCAGGGCCATCCGGCGTGACAGATACCTGCCATTCGCGCTCCTGGAGCGCCGCGAACAACAATGGCGGCGAGGGTTGCCCGGTGAGTTCGATGCCCTCATCAACACCTGTGATCGCATTCAGGGTGCGGGGCTCTAGCCAGGCGTTCCAGGCATAGGCTGGCGTAGTCTGAGTTGATACAACGTTACCGAGATCCAGCGCCTGCGGACTGAGATGGATGCGGTAGTACCAGTCATCGCCAAAACACCCCACTCGCTGAGCAGCGATAACTCGGCCGTTGGCCTCGACCGGCCAGTGAGCGATGAGACCCGCCTGTCCGGCACGCTGGGTATCGCTGACAAAGGGCGCTGGGTCGAACTGATTGATCCAGACGAACGAGTCATGTGCAATGGTCAGATGCGGATTATCGATGCCACCGCGCGTCGGCCTGACATGCTGCCCGACAAGCACAGCCATTTATGGGCCCTCGTAGCGGATGGCCCAACCGAATGTGCCAGTGTGTGCGATTCCTGATCCGCCATTCCGGGTTGTAGTATTTTTGCGATACCAGGGGTAAACCTTCCAGCGGTCACTGCCGATGGTGATGATCTCGCTAGGCTCGTAGTTATCGACACGCGTGTACCGAGCATGCTCAAGGTCAGTAATCAAACTAACTTTGAGCTCCGGCCGTTTTTTGTAGGATCTGATCGGAAGTAGCACGGCCTCGCTATTCCACGCATTTGGCAACAACCCGATTAAAGGGACTATAGGTGCAATACCGACGGGATAATCAGTTAGATACTGCCCAAGCCACCAGCCTTGCGCGTCCAGGTCCGAATGCACAAATCCATTTCGGCCGCCCCCCGAACCTGTAACAGTTGCCCAAAACAAGGCGCCAGATGTCGAGTTATCGCCGGGATCACCGCCAGCCCCCCCCATGATATAGATAGGGCCTCCAGTTGGGTTTACACCAGATCCTACAGTTGCACCCACCCACATCCCGCTGCCGGGCAACCCGTCTACAGTCGAGAGTCCGAATGCGCACCATTGGTAAAAGTCGACGTTGTAATTAGCGACCAGGTATACCTCGCCATTGAACACAAAAATCTCATACGACAATGGCCAGACCAAGGGTTGAGTGCCAAGTTGGCCAATCCGTACGACATTGGGCATATCGCCAGCTGTCGCGCTGGTGCGCCCCAGCAGAGTCAGGTAGCCAGAAACTATCTGCAGACGCAGGAACATCGCATCTTTGCTCAATACCTCCGAGCCAGCATTCCACGCCCAACCCTCGGTTACACAGGCATCGATCAGCGCCTGGCGCAGGGCAGTCATGTCGACTGCCGATCCGCTGTAATAAGCCATCAGTCGTCGAGCCTCATTGCATAGTAATCGGTGAATCCGGTGCGCCAGACGTCCTGAATCACCACGTAATCCATGCCATCGACGGTCAGGGTGTTTTCCACGGCGTTGTTGAATCCGGAGATATAGAAGATGCCGTCCAGCGCGCCCCACAAGTTGGCGCTGTTGTCGTGAAGCTCGACCGGGAGCAGATGATATGTGCCTCCCGTATCGCGCAATTGAGTCGTCCCGGCGAGGGCGGCATTGCCCCATGGGTAACAGTAGGGTTGCCTCCATTGATCATTCGTGCGCAGCGCCATGTTGGTTTTGTTGCCTTTGACGTAGCCAGAATGGCTGGTATCGCTAAAGCGCGTCGCTGGTGTGCCGTTAAGCATGCCGCCACAGACCACTGGATACGGGTACTGGCTCGGCCTGGCATACGGCAGGAATTTGCCGACGTAGCAGCTCTCGTACACAGGTGTGCCAACCTTCATTGCTAACACGATCCGCTGCGGATTTACGGTCAGCCAGTAGTCGATCCGGTTGTTGTGCGCGGGCACACCGGAAAGTGCCGCGCTCGGCTGGGCGTCAAACGTATTGCCGGCGACATAGCCGGTGAACGTGGCTGCCACCAGGTTGTAGTAGTCGGCGCTGGCGTTTTGGTACGTCCTGAATCCGACGAAGATTTCCTCTTCGCCGCTGTAGCCAGCCCCCTTCAGGATCAGCTCCCGGTTGGCGACCGAGGTGTCATAGCGCAGCACGGTCCAGCCGTTAGCACTGGCAAAATCCTTGATCTTTTCAAGCATGGCGTAGTGCGCGAGCTGGGTTGTGTTGTCGACGTAGCCTATGTCGTGGGGCATCAGTTGAGCTCCAGCAGTGACCGGAATTTCGCCGGATCGCTTGAAATTGCAATGGCCAGGCTGTCGACGCCGGCGGGGCTGCTCATGACCGAGGCAATCCGCCCAGGGTCATCAAGCAGGTAGAAGTTCTGGCGGTTTTGCAGGGTGGTGGATGCGGCCTTCGCCGGCTCGGCCAGTTGCACATTGCCCAGCGTTGGCGCCGGCAGCGCGGGTGCGGGGATACCGGCCAGACCGCCGGTGGCGTGGCGGATGCGGCGGGCGTAGTCGTCGAGGCTGGCCATGCCACGGGCGTTGAAGTCGTGCAGAAACGACAGAGCCCCTGGCTGCTGGGTAACGGCTGAGCGGGTGACAAACTCGCCGTTGCTGAGCCATGCAGGGATACTGTCGGATGTCGGGCTGCCAGGGCCTGTGACGTGGCCGCCGTCGGCAAAACCCAGCCACGAAAGCCAACTGGAACTGCTCGCGGCTGATGCTCCAGTTGCGGTGCCACCCGATCCGCCAAACAGCCCACTGAACCAGTTACCGATACCAGAAAATAACGAGCTGCTACCCGATGCGGCAGTTGAGGTAGTGGCGGTACCCATGGCTGTCGCTAGGCTTGCCGCTGCTGCCTCGATAGCTGCCGCACCCGTTACCAGCGTGCCGCCGGCTGTGTTAAGCGCAACCGCTGAGCTGGTCACCGCCGCAGCCCCCGTCGCCAGGCCGGTGTCGGTCGGCTGACTACTAAACACACTCATGATCCCCTTGGTCGCCTGCTCGGCCAGTTGCTGGGCGGCGAGTTGAGCCATGGCATCCGCCACACTGGAAATCAGGCCGGTAACGGCATCGCGCAAATTCATGGTGCGATCGGCCAGGCCGGTGAGGGCTTCCTGAATGCCGCTGGTAAGGCCGCCTTTCAGGGCCAATTCGAAGTCACTAGCGGCGTGGCGGGCCGCGATGATTTTGTTTTCAATCTCGCTGATCTGGTTGAGTGCCTGCTCGCCAGCCTCGCCTCCCTGCGCAGCAATCTCGCGCAGAGCCGGCAGTTGTTGCTCCAGCAAGTCCGTCTCCTGGCGACGCAATGCCAGGATCTTCTCGCGGGCTTCGGTTTCAGTGATGAGACCCGCATCCATTTCCGTGCTGACACGGGATTCATCGCGCGCAGTACCGGCAAACGCCTTGTCGATCCGATTCTTGATGGCATCCAATTGAGCTTTGGCTTTCTCAAGCGGAAATATTTTCTCGGCCCACTCCTGGCCTGCCTCGTTGGCATCCTCGGCGAGTTGCTTCAGCAGCTCCTTGTGCTGTGTCTCGATCCGGAGCGCAGAGGCTTCGTACTCTTTTCCGGTGAGGTCCAGATACTTGGCCTGCAGATCCGCATTGGTCTTGTCCTGAGCCTGCAGCCGCTTCTGCTCGTTATCACTGAGTCGCTGCTGCTCGGCATCCAGATCGCCCAGGCGCTTGGTCATTTCGGTGCGGGCATCAGCAATCTTTTGATCCAGCTGAATGCGCTGCTGGCCTGTAGTGGCCGCTCGGTTCTTGGCGGTTTCCAGAGCTGATATCTGCGCATTGAGCGCACCGGTTACCTCATGCCGCTCACGTTCGATCAGGGCCGTGCGTTCCTGCAGGTATTGCTGCTGATTGACCAGCCCGGCTTTCTGGCGGGTATCGAGGTTCTTTTCGTAGTTCTTGTAAGCGGCATCGATCAGCTTGAGCTGATTCTGGACGTTGTTTACTTCGGTCAGATCGACAGCGGACGACTTTGGCGTCTTTGCGTATCTTTCAATGATCTTGGCGCGACGTTTATCTACTTCTTCCTGAGAAAGATTCAATTTTAAGGCGGTAGCCGCTAGCTTATTCAGCTCAATCTGCTTGTTTTCTTCGTTATCTCGATACCTGGCGTCAATATCTGCAAGATCTTTTGTTGCCTGAACCCGATCACGACGCCTCTTTGCTATCTGTTCCTCTTGCTTGGCTGCTACGGCGTCATCGTCAATCGTTTGCTGAATAAGATCACGCTCTTCCTGAAGCTCTGAAAGTCGCCGCTGACTGCGAGATGTTGCTCGACCGAATCTGTCAGTGCTTGGATTGCTTTGAATTTTGGCTATTTGCTCATTAACTTCAGCCAGTCTCTCTAAATCAGTAGTCTGACGGCCGATGCCTTTCATGGCATTCCATGCTCGCCCCCATGCCTCTGAAATTGCATGGCCAGCTTTAACCAGCCACCCCGAGTGCTCTATAACTCTTTTTGCGGCGGTTTCCTGTGCATCCGCATAGGTATTTTGAGCAAGGGCTGCTGCTTCTGCTTTCTGTCCATTTTCTTGCAGCGTTCTAATTTGCTTATAGGTCGAGTCGGTCAGGAAGTTTGTCGACTTGTTCAGCTCAAAGATGGCGTCAACAGGATTTTCCGCCAGCTTTACGTAATCAGCGACAATTTCATCGACTGATCGTCCGGTAGCCTTTGACATGGTTATCGCAGCAGTTCCGATCTTCTCAATTACATCTGAAGAGACCTGCCCTGTTGATACAAGCGCTGCAAGAACTTCTACATTTTCGCCGATAGTACCTTTGGTTTCCGACATTCGCTTGGCCATGTCGGCCAATTGATTGGCGCTCAACCCTATTGATGAGTTAGTTAAATCTAGAGCCTTATTAAAATCAGCTTGCTCCTGCGAGCCTTGATAAACAGCGACTCCAAAAGTTGCAAAGGCGGCAGCCGTAACATTAACGGGCGTTGCCAGCCCTTTTACATATCCACCCATTGCCTTGAGCGCCGGAACGACTCCGCCAAACTGGTCCTTTAACTGCCCGCCCTGTTGAAGCAATACAGTGAGCAACGGCATCCCGCCCTGCAGCGATACAGCGATGTCGGTGAACTGCGCGGGAAGCGTCCGAAGAGCATTGCGATACTCGCCAGCCGTCAGCGCGCCACGCCGCATAGCATCGGAATTTTGGTTAATGCGCCGATTGGCCTGCTCTAGACCGCGCATGTTACGCAGCGTATCCAACGTCTGCTGGACGGATTGCCGATAGTTTCGCTCGGCCTCGGCCTTCTGTTTGGCTGAAAGCGTGGCGTCATTCATCACTAGGCGGTACTGATTGCGCAGTTCAATAAGCTTGCGCTGCTCAGCCTCGATACTGCCCACGCCGAGCGAGTTGCGGGCACCAGCCAATGCGGCGCCATTGCTACCTGAATTGGTATTCAGGTTTGCCGCTTGACGGGCACGCTGCAGCAGATCACGGGTTTTCTCAACCTCTCGGCGATAGCCCGCCTCGGCCTCGGCACGCTGCTTGGCGGACAGCGTGGCGTCGGCAATGACCTGGCGGTATTGATTACGCAGATCAGCCAAACGCTGCTGGAGTTGCTGGATCTGCCCAACGCCCAGGGCATTACGGGCGCTAGCTTGAGCTGCGGCGCCGGTATCAACTACCGGGACTGGCTTTGCCGCTTCCTGGCGAAGTGCTCGCAGTCGCGCCAAGGATTTATCGACAGCGGCACTGTAAGTCGCTTCAACCTGGGCTCTTTGCTTGGCAGAAAGGCTCGCGTCAGCCATGACCAGGCGATACTGACTGCGCAGTTCAACGAGCTTGCGCTGCTCAGCATCGATTCTGTTGGCGCCTAAAGCATTACGCGCATTGGCCAGTTTCTCTGCAGACTCATCAATAATGATTGGAACAGGCTTAGAGGATTCCTGCCGCAGGGCGCGCAGTCTAGCCAGCGACCTATCGACAGCCGCACTGTAATTCTTTTCAGCTTCAGCACGCTGTTTTGACGACAAGGTCGCATCAGCCATCACAAGGCGGTATTGGCTTCGAAGGTCGATCAGCTTTCTTTGCTCGGCCTCTATGTTGCCAACGCCTAAGGTATTCCTGGCAGCCATTCTGGCTGCATTCTGCGCGGCATTTGGATCGGGTGCAGGCAATGGTGTCGGTTTGGCAGCCTCTTGGCGTAACCGGCGCAGCGTATCCAGCGAGCGATTAACCGCCTTGCTGTAGTTAGCTTCGGCTTCTGCTCGCTGTTTCGCGGAGAGGCTGGCATCACTGGCTACCAAGCGGTATTGCTGCCGCAATTCAATCAGGCGACGCTGTTCCGCTTCGATCTGGCCTACGCCCAGGGAGTTACGGGCATTCTGCTGGGCAGCATCGGCCCGGCCGGCCGACAGGCGCTGGTTGTACTCCTGGTTAAGTTTGCGCTGGGCCGCAGCCAGATTGGTCGTATCGACGCCGGCAGCGCGTAATTCTGCTTGCAGGCGCTTAAGTTGGTCGGACTGGGTGGACTCCTGCCGCTGCAAACTTTTTAGTTCATTGGCAGCATTACGGAATGACTGCTGTAACTGCTCGCTCGGATTGGAAGCGCGAGCCATCTCAGCTTGTAGATCACTTAGGCGATTCTTGGCCTGTTGGATCTGATTGGCCGTTTTCTGCAGGGAGTTTTCCAACTCACGGGTCGAATTGATTGTGCGCAGCGGTTTTTCTACTGCTTGAACAAGATCTGCAAATTGCTTGCGGAAACCGGCCACCTCACGGATAGCCGCATCAAGATCGGCATTGAGACGAAATTCAATATCAGCCATGGGTCATGGTCCTGGACAGCGCGGCCGGGATTTTCCCGAGTACGGTTTGGAAGGCGAGCGGGTCAGCCGTGAAATGGCGTCAGTAGCGGCTTTTCCACCGCTGTATCCGAGATTACTGGACAAGATATCGCGGGCTTGCTGGCGATCAGAGATCCGCTCGGCTTCGAGGTAAAACAGATTTAGCTGGCGGACGGTGTAGCCGAAGAGGTCGCCGAATCGATGACCTCTGGCGATGAGGGTGGCAAAGACGATTCCCCACCCTGCCTCCTCTGAGCCAGTTGCTTTCTGACCCGGCGATTGACGAAAAAACTGTTATTGGCCAACCACCAGATGATGAGCAGGTCTTGCCCCTCTTGCTGGGTCAGCCCATCAATCCACTCTACTGGCTTGTCACAGCAGGCCGAGACCAGCGGCATTACAGCCCATTTATTCTCGAACAGGATATCCAGGAGCCGATCAATACCCGCATCCCCTTCCAGTTCCTGATCTGCCAAGGCGGAAAAATCATCGGAAACTGCCTTGAGTTCGACTCCAAATTCCATCAACTGCCCAAAGCGCAACTCGCGCATGACAATCTTCTCACCAGCGATGGTCAGGTGCTTGTCGGGGTTTAGGATATCGAGGTCGCTCTCAACGTCAGGCTGCTTTGCAGTTTTTTCCATGATTTCTCCGTGCCTAAAACGAAAAAACCCGGCTTAAGGCCGGGCTATGACATTCATATCTATCTAGATTAATTCTGCGAACCTAACGCTACAAAAAGAATCACTACTGTGAAGATGATGCTCGTCCACCAAAACGGAGCATCGCTCCGTGTATCGCCCGCTTTACGTTGCGATACCTGAACAAGGATTCCCGTTACAAACAATCCAATGAATACCCATGTAAGCATCATTCCCTCTTGATGCCTTGGTGTTCCGGGAATGGCATTCGAAAGGTCCATCCCGCTAACAATCAGCGCACCTAATGCAAGCAAATAAATTACACGTCTAGCAGGAAAGCCAGTTTTAACTCTGGCTCTATCGGCGAAGTCAACTTGACAATGCTTGCACCGCACAGCCTCAGCTTTAATAAGCTCTGCACAATAAGGGCACTTCTTCTCATCTGGCTGCATATCTTTCTCGCAAAAGTACCACGCTACCAAGTGCCCATAGCAAAAACCCGGAACCAGTCCGGGTTTTAAGCATTGCCCTCAGATCGCCGCAGTACCCGTCTGGATCAGGCGCCCAAATCGGCCCAGCGATCCCGATGCCGGTTTGCGAGTATCGAGCAGCGAGGTGAAGGTCACAGGCATGCCGAGCACGTCAGTACCATCAGCGATGAGGGCCAACTCGGTGAGCAATCCCGCGCTGACCCTGTACAAGTCCAGAATGACTCCATTGCTGTTGTCGGCCAGGTTGATACCTTCGTAGCGCAAGGCCATCTGCTTTTGCCCTGCGTTCAAAAATGCTGTCTGGCTGTATTCAGTGAACGAATAGGCGGCCTTGAATGGCTGGATTGGTGCTGGGCTGGTAGGGATGGACAGGATCTTGACACTGCCGTGTACTGCGTTCAGTTCGTAGTTTTCAGGTGCCAGGGCAATTGGGGTTCCCGCACTATCAGTGATGGTCAAACCGCTGACGTTGGGGTTATCCAGAGCGATGATGTCGCCCGCCACCAACTCCGTCGGCAACACTTCACCGGTAACCGTGCCGCCCTCAACATCGCTTGAGGTGCCATTGGTGAATAGCGCCAGATTACGGGTGTTGATGCTGTGCAGGGTAGCGTTCCAGGTCATGTCCTGGGAAATGCCGAAATCTACTGCCAGCGAGCGTTTGCCTGAATAAGATTCGCGATGCTGAACACGTTCTTCGGCGATTGCGCCGGTCAGTACTGAGACATCGAACAATTCAAAATAGGGGCCGGTGATACCAGTGGCGTCGATAAGTGCCGCGAGCACATTACCCTGGCTGAAAGAAAACGTCTCACGTTGAGCAATAGCCATTACTGGATCTCCTGTTCTGGGGTCGTGAATTCTTCAGGCGTATCGGCTTCGCCCAAGCCGTCGGCGGTCGGTAATTTCTTGATGACCTTATTCGCGAGCAGGAATTGGGCATCGTGCAATGGTAAGGTCAGGTCATCGCCGGGTTTGTAGGCCCGCCCCGCATGGGTATGCGATTTGGCCAGGGTTACGGTGACTTCAGGCATTTTGTGGTCTCATAAAAAAGGCCTGCAGTTGCAGGCCTTTGGCTATTTCATCCGGATCACGGCTTTTACCGTGACGGGTATTCGAACAATCGCGGCGCGTTCTCCATTGCCGGGGGGATACATTTCGCTGGCTCCGATCAGCACGCCGGCTATCCCTTTAGGCATCCAATTCAGCGGACGTCCAAAGGGCGGGATAAGTGCTTGGAATAAATCCAGCATCAGGTCTTCCAGTGCGGCCTCGTACTCATCCAACCCGACGTCGACGGCACCCACGACATCGAACGCGGTATTCAGATTGATTACGCCCGGGGACTGCTCAGGCGCTTTGCCACGGCCGTACTGCACGACGACCAACGGAAAACCTACGTCTTCCCGCTTCAAAACTTCGTTCATCCACCCCGAGCGGACATTGCTGCCCGCATCGGTCAGATAGCCGTTATCCTGGGTGATGGTTTCCAGCCGGGCCAGCAGCGCTTTGCGGCCAGCGGTCAGCAGGTTGATTTCAGTCATGGTTGCACCATGCAGGCAGCGGTCATCATGTAACCATCGTCGGAAATGACCTCTTCGACGATGAACCGCTCAGCTCCGATAATAAGTACTCCGCCACGCTCGACGGTCAGCAGATCCGGCTTGCGCCAGGTGATGCCGACCGAGTCTGTGAGAAATACTCCGTCCGGCCCTGTCCGCTCCAAGTTGCGCTCCAGGATGACCTTGAAGGGCAGAGAGATAGGGCCTGACTGGTTGGCTATGTACTGGGCACTGCCATCGGCGAACGTATCGACGACGCGGTCAAGCATACGGTCGCGCATATTGGCCCAGCCCATGGCTTAGGCCACCGCTGCCGGGGCAGATACGCCATTCAGGCGGCAACGACCGAAAGCCGAAGGGTTAGCCGCTACCTCGGTAGCCATCCCCACCAATACCAAGCCGGCAGCCGAGACGTTGGTCAGGGCGCGACTGGTGGTGTTCATGAAGATCGGATCACCCACCGCCCAGGCCTGCGCACTGATCTTGGCAAGCTCAAATACGCCGCCCAGCTTGAGCTCGACTGGATCACCCGCGACCTCAGTGGTAGCAGCTACACCAACAATGGCCCCGACTTTGTAGATTTGGCCAGAGACAGTGCCACCGGCAGGCGCTGGAACGGTGACGATGTCGCCTTTTTGAATGAAGCTTTTCATGGATTACCTCACTGCAGAAACAAAAAAGGCGCCGTTATGGCGCCCGTGCTGGTTCGGTTCGGGTTAGACCCCGGCGTTTTTGTAAGCGCCGCGATAATCGATCCACGCCGCCCCGAAGACCAGTCGGGCTTTGATTTCCAGACCATCCACTTCGAAACCTTCGCGCGTTTCCGTGAATACTCCCTGTTCGCCTTCCAGGTAGGCGTATTCGAAGGTATCTACGACACCCGGAGCCGCGAACAGATACCACTGGTTACCCGAGATACGCGCATCGACAATCACCGTCAGCGAAGCATTGCGGGTATCGTTGATATCGGCGTTCTTGGCCGGCACGTACTGCGAACTGGTGAACTGGAAGGCCTCCAGCTCCTTGTCCGGGCCGACTACCAGGAACTCAGGGCCAATATTCAGGAAGTTTCCGGCCTTGGATTTCTGCTTGCGCATAGCGGCTCGCGCAGTTGCCAGCGTGGTGATATTGATCGCCCCACCACTAGCGGCCACGTTGCCATGTGCTGCGTCGAAAATCGGCGTTCCGTCGGTGTAGTTGGGGTTGCCCAGAACCAGACTCATCACTATATCGGTCTCGACCTGCGCCGCTGCCGCGCCCATGGCTTGCGGAATGCGAGAGAATGCGCTCAGATCATCATTGACGATGGCTTCCCAAGTAATGGCAATGATCTTGCCGTACTTGGCAACCTTGATCGGCGCACCTTCTTCATCAATGGTGCCGTACTTGTATTCGCCGTGCTCGCGGACCTGCTCAAGCGCCGAAATATCCCCCAAAGCTACGCGACTGATCTCACGGAAGTCGGGCACAGACGTTTGACGGCCTAGCGGGCGCCAGGTTTGCGGAGCAAGCTCATAAGCGCTACGCAGGGTTCGAGTGATGGTTCCGCCCAGCAGCAGCGGGAAGTCACTTGTGGTGTGCATACCGGCGGCGCGGAATGCCTCGCTGTTGCAACCAAGTGCTGCGCCGGCGATTTCGCGCGGCAATAAACCACGAGCGTTTCCGCCTGAGTGCTCAATGCACTCGCGAGCCATGTCCAATAGGCGCATGCCACGAAACTCTCGGGACGACTCTTCCAACTTGATCACCGGGTTAATTCGGTGCTGCAGAGCATTGAGCATGGCCGAGCGCTTCGTGGCGAGCACCGTCATATCGATACCACCCGTAACCGTTGGCTGGCTATTGCGTGTTTCTGGCTGGGTGGTTTGTTGGCGCTCGGCCAGCTTGTCGATCAACGCTGCGCTAGCCTGTTCAACAGACGTTCCCCGCTCAATCAAATCTTCGATAACGTCATCACCAACACCCACTTTGCGGGCCATCTGGCGAATGGTAATGCAGCGCTTACGCTCGGACTCGGCTGCCTCACGGCGAATCGTGTCATTAGCCGCGCGCTGTTCTTCTTCAGTGATTTCTGGGGGCATTGCTTCTTGCTCCTCGGTAGTCGCAGCCACGACGGCCGGTTCAACAGGCTCGTCGGCCTGACAGGTTTGAAATTGGGTCTGGAAACGCTGACCGGGATAGTCAGCCGGAGTATTGGCGCTACGAACCTTGGCACCATCGTCGAAACCGATTGGCACGAGTGAAAGCTCCATCGGCTCCCAGTCGGTAGCCCGATAGGTCGGAATCTTGTCGTCGGCCTCTTCAATGATGTCGTAGCGGTGAACGGCATAGCCAACGCTGATGTTGCGCAGAATGCCGTCCTTCACGTCCTGAAAGATCGAGTCCACGTCAGGGCGCTGGCTGAATCGAATGACAGCGCGTCCCTGACCATTTTCGAGCCAGGCCCGCTCGACGACACCAATGACATCGTCCAGCTCCCACTGGCTATGAGTATTCAAAAACGGAGCACCGTTGTTCAGGCGAGCTAACCGCACAGCGGTATCGCTGACCTTCAGTTCTTCGTTATAGCTACCTACGTCCCAGGACCAGCGTCGCCCTTTGGCGCCTGTGGTCCAGGTGATTTCTACGGTTCGGTTGTCGGTGTTGACGGTTTCCGGCTTTACGGCAGCCTGAAGCCGGAATAGCGGCGTCTCAAACGTTTGAGTCGGTAGTGGCATCGTCGGTGTTCTCGTCGGTAGCGATGGAATCAGCGGGCAGGGAATCCTCCGGCTCGGTCGTATTGCTCGTAGCGGACTGAACCTGCCCAGTCCCGGATACTCGGCGCGGGTCGTAATCGAAGATCAGGCCAAGGTTGTCGAGCTTGCCGAAGAACTCGGCATAACGTTTGATGATGTCGTCCGGATCGGTGTAGCCCATCTCGCGTAGGGCATCGTCTGGCGGCAGAAGGCCCAACCTCATGCGATCCTTGATGACTTTCACCTCGGCACTTGGGTCGACCATATCCCGGCGTGGCGGAACCCATTCAGCGCCTACCTCGTCCAGTATGCCGCCGGGGAGTAGTACCTGCCCTTCCACAAACCAACGCCAGACGCCATCGCACAGTTGTGGAATCAGCATGCGCCACTGCCAGACGTCGACCCGGCGAGCGAAGTGCAGCCAGCCCATTCGACCGCTGGAGAAGTTGACGCCCTTCAGGTCGCCAGCCAGTAGTTCATAGGGAACTCCTAACCCTACTGCGATGGCGTGCAAGACTTGCCAGGAATAGGACGTGTAGCTGTTGAAGGCCGGTGGCGTGGCAAAGCTGACGCTCTCGCCCATCCCCAACTCCTGAATGATGCCGGGTTCGATCCGATCAATCAGCGGCGGTGCCTTGGCAGCGCCCCCAGCATCGTCTTTGGTGATAAAGGCAGCGAAACAGGCGGCTATCTTGGCCTGCTCCATGACGGCATCTTCCATATCATCGAAGCTATGCAGCCGTTGCATGGCCGGAGCCAGCCAGGTGTAACCACGGGCCTGACCTGGTCGCCTGGCCAGAAAGACGTGAATGATGTCCTCGGCCGGGACGCGCTTAGAGGCTGAAGTGGCGAAGGCCTGCGCCGCCCCCGGATGCTGATCGAACAGCCAGTACGCCACTCGGCGGCCGATAGGATCGAACTCCACACCCTGAATGATCAGGTTATTGCCATTCTGGCCGTTCTTGCCCTCGTCGAGAAAATCCGCTTCCAATACTTGCAGTTGGACGGGGATAGGTAAGCCGTCAGAGTTGAATCGACGCCAGCGACGAATCAGGCATTCCCCAGCCTCGACTACCGCTTCCACGATCTTGTGCTGTAGGCCATAGAAATTCTCTAGCCCATCGGCATCACAAGCGGTGGTCTCTGCCCAGGCACGCCATAGCTCGCCCAACTTCTTGTTGGCACGAGCCGTTCGGGCCTTGGAGCGCGGAACGATACCCGCGCCAACAACGTTATCGGCAATGCCAGTGATGGCTCGCTCAGCATAGGGATTGTTCCGACGCAGATCACGCGCCCGGTTGCGCAGTTTGGCCAGTGCAGGGCCGTTTTCGGCATTGGCATCTGTTCCGGATGAACGCCAACCCTGATTTCTGCGGCCTCCTGCTGCCCCATCAAAGCGGCGGGACATGATGTCGAGAGCAATGTCAGCCTGCATTTTCTTCAGGCGCTGCTCGGCCCGTTTCGCGGCTATGCCGGGAAACCATGAATCGAACATGCCCATGTCAGTAGCCTTTTGAGAAGGAGGTATACCGGCGTCCGCCAGTGGTGTCTGCGGTTCCGTTTGCGGCGGCCATGTCCTCTTCCATCATTTTGAGGATCTGCTTCATCTCCGCGATGGAGCGGTAAGTGATGGTTCTGTCGTTGTACCTGACGGTCAGCTCACCGCCATAGATGGCGTCTTTCAGCGCCTGGTATTGCGTCTGTACGCTGCTCAATGACGACTCCAGAAAGAAGATTTGGCACGAGGCCGTTCGGTAGATCGAGATTCAGTGCTGTCAGGGATCAGGCTAGTGGCCAGCAGGTCCAGATTCAGGCCGAATCGCTGTTGGCTGATACGCAGTGCTGCAAGGGCGTAAACAAAACAGTCCAACGCCTCATTTCGACGGCCTTTTGCGTCCCAGACTTTGACCCGCCGACCTTTGACGATCTTCGATACTTTGCTTTCAGCAGTGAGCTGGCGAATCTCCTGTTCGTCGCAAAGGTCGTTATTGGCTGGTAGGTGAATAACGCCGGATTGCACTTCTGCTCCGGTGTCGACCTGAAGCTTCAGGCGAGCATAGATCAGCTCTTTGGCGTTATCCGTGCCCACCTCGGTCTTATAGATCTTGTTTTTGCGAGTTCGCGGGAAATTGGCAATGGGTTTGCCGTAGACGCTGGCTCCGAATACCGGAATAACCCATTGCACGCCGTGCCGGATGCTTTCGAAGGCCACTTCATCAGAATAGTGACCGCCAGCATCCCAACACCAGCGCTCGACCCGCATGATCAGTCCATCAGCCCGAGTGAATTGCCGGTGAATCTCCACGCCAACCTTGCGGTGCAGTTCTTCACTGGCCGGATCGCCGTTCAAAATGAATCGGTGGATTAGCCAGCTTTCCTCACCAGGACCAAATGCCCAAATTCGTCCTTCATAGCGGCCATCCTGGGTATCGATGCCACCCATTAGCACGACGGCTCGCTCAGGAATTCCTGCCCATACCTCTCGACGGTTATAAAGGACTTCCCATTCCAGCTTTTCGCCCTGATCTTCTTCCCAGGTTTCACCCAGTGTCGTGTTGACGAAGGTTTTCAGGGACGTGACATCCTTCTTGGCCTTCAGGAAGTCAGCAACAATGCGGGCCCAGGTCGTAAAGGGGCTGTAGGCCGTCCAGATATGGAATGAAACGGCCTCTGGCGTTGGGACTTCAGTGTTATCTGGATCAAAGAAGTCGAAGCCATCACGGGTCCAGATGCCGGTTTTTTCGCAAATCCAACGCCCTTTATGCTGCTGTTCCTGCATTTCGTACTGACGGACGACACAGCCGTTGTGCTCGCAGACATACCAGGCATCAGTTGGCCTATCCGGGGTCCACTTGATGCCGAAATTGCACTCCTTGCCGCCCCATTTCAGTGCCTGCTCAACTCTGCAATGCGGACATGGAACGTGAAATCGGAACAAATGCGGCGATTCCTCCGCTGCTGCCTCCATGAGACATCCGCCTTCCTCCACCGGCCCCTTGATCTTGGGTGTACTGCCGCGAATGGTCTTGGGGAACGTAGAACCCTCGATACGCTTATCGCCCAGGAACGTCGGGCTGCCCTCTTTTTCAATATCCGAATCGAACGCAGCGAGCTCATCGTAGACGACGGTATCGACTGATTTTTCCCGGTAGTTCTTGGCAGCGGTTCCCCCCAGGCACCAGAGCTGCTTTGAATGGCTGAAACGCTTCGCTTTCAGGGTATTGTCGCGGTGTTTCGTGCCATACCAGGGAGCCAATTCCAGAACACAGGGCACATCGCGAATCATGGTGTCGATATGCGACTTCATAAAGTCTTCAGCAGCTCCATCCGATGGCTGCAACAGCAGTATATTCCGGCGCTTGTGCTGAACCTGATAGGCCGAGGCGGCCAGCAGCATTTTGCTGTAACCCACCCTGGCAGACTTGATGACATTGACCGTGCGGATCTCGTCGTTGCCCATGGCATTCAAGATGGCGACCTGGAACGGTAGAGTCTCCCACCGCCCTTCCTGATAGCTCGACTCGCTGGATAGATAGAAATGATCGTTCGCCCATTCAACCGGGGTCTGCGGCGGCTGGCGATAGAGCGAGATGAGCCCGGCGCGAATCGCTTCAGACACCGCATTAAGCTGTGATTGGTTGAAGATCATTCGATAGCGGCCAGGAATTCTTTCAGATACTCAGGTACATGCTCACCAAATCGAGAGCATTCGTTACGGATCTTGGTGGATTCACGCTCCAGCGTGGAGATATGGGCTGGTGTCAGATCGGGGTGCCGGCGGCGCATGATCAGGGGCAAGGTGTCGAAGGCTGAAGCGATAGCTGGCACCACCTTGCCCAGCACCATTGTCATGAATCCAGTCGGAATCATCTGCCCCCGAACAACGTCGTTCTTCAATTCCTGGGCGTCGGCCTGAGCAGCAGTGAGGCGCAGGCGCTCGACAGTTAGTTGGCGCTCTAGGTCTTCCTCTCCCTGCCCGGAATCGCCAGGCGTTGCCGGTTTTACCTGACCACTACCCACCCCTCTCAGATATCGAATGTATGTCAGTCGACAGGCATCAATATCCATCCCTCCATGCCCCTTGGAAGCAGGCAGGACGCCGTCTGCAATTAGATTTCGGACTTGTCGATCGCTCAGATCAAGGTGAACTGCGACCTCGCGCTGAGTGGCCATAAATCACCAAAGCGGAACCGGAAACGGTCCCCCTGAAAAAATTTCGTGAGTAGTGAAGAAACGAGGCTCGAATTACCCTCGACCGGCCACCCCACCCGGAAGGACCCATGGTAGGGGGGCCTCGCCTCTAGCGCTGTCTAGTTCGCATTGCCTGGGCCATTGCTTCACGAAACCGAACTGGCATCTGCTGTTCTGCAATACGCTCCGCTGTTTCGAAGAACGGTAGCCGCTTCGAGTACGATGGCTTACCGACAAACGCCAACACCATTTTCAGATCATCCCGGCCACGACCAGTGCGCTGGGCTACGCCTATAGGCTCACGTCCTCGACGCATCACGAAAAATGACTTGGCATTACCCTTTTGCTTTGAGCGCTTGCTACCCGACGCATTGGCATTGAAACCAACCTCACCGAATGCGCGTAGACCTGACATCAGCTTTGTGACCTGACCACGCTTAATGTTGCCGAACTGATCTAGATCGGCCCCCTTGCCTGGCACGACGTACTTCCCGTCCGGCAGCAGACCGCGCCGGTGCAGAGCTACCTCTGTGCGCTTGTCCCGCCGACCGCCGCCGTAGATCTCAGGTGCCAACCAATACGACGGCGCGATAGCCTTGCCGCCGATATCCTTCACCTCAACCGAGGCAGATAGCCGTGTTTTCTTTGCCGGCCAGACATACAGTGAATTGAGCGTGAATCGCGTTGGCCTATCGAATACCGAGCGCATGTCATTCTGGATTGCGGCCTTAACATCTTGAGCGGTACGAGTCAGAGCCAGCGCCATGGCAAACGGCAACTGATTACGCTCCAGCTCTGTTAACCCCGCCAACTGCTCTCGGAATCCCTTGGCCTCAACTCGAAAGCTCACTGCCCCACCTTGCGCCCGATCACCTGGTCAGCGCGCTCGCGCAGCTTTTCGACGCCGACGAAGCCGAAGCAGGCACCAATAAACACAGCCATATCGGCCGGCATGCCCAGCCAAATCAGCAGCGGCTTGATTGCCAGAGTGGCAGCACCGCATAAAGCGCCCTCCAGCCATACCTGCCGCCATCTGCCACCACCGTACAGCACGCGCAGGCCAGCGATGATGGCGGACATGACTGGAGCGTAGACGTGCGGCGCAATCTGGTTCAGCCAAGCGAGCAGGATCGCCCAGTTGCTGGGATCTTTCTCAGGCATTTTCATATCTCTTCAGCTCCGCCTGGAGCACCAGACGACAAAGCCCAGCGCGATGGCTGGGCTTCTGGGCGTGGATAAAACAAAAGCCCCGGTCAATAGCAGGGCCTGGATATATTAGGACGGGCGACGGTGCGCGCCAGAAACGAAAAAGCTGGCATAAGGCCAACTCGTGGTCTAAATATTCAATGCCCTGCAATCGGCTACTTAACAGGCAATACCCATAACGAATTAGCATCATTTTCAATGAAGGAAATTTCATGCGTACAACTATCAAATACAAGCAAGGCAATGACGCCAAATCGATAGAAGTAGATGATGAACACTTGACTGAGCTTAAGGCGAAACAATTCCTCGTAGAAACGCTTAAGCCGCTTCCTGTTGACTTTGGTCGAGAGGGAAGACCTTCCCTAAAAGAACAGTTTGATGCCCAGCTAAGAAATATAGGGATAACCGATATACAGGTAATAACTGGCTAAAATAAAAACCCCAGCGCTTGGCTGGGGTCTTGAACCTTTGAATATGGTTGCGGAGGCTGGATTTGAACCAACGACCTTCAGGTTATGAGCCTGACGAGCTACCGAGCTGCTCTACCCCGCGACAACAATGTGAAAATTCATAATGGCAAACTTCCACATGATGACCAAATTTTCGGCCAATCGGCCAATGGAGTCAAGCCGCTTCGATTGCTGAGCACTCCAAATCCAATATCAGCGCGCTCATACTGTAGCCCTCATGGCACGGCCACCGGTAAGACCGTGGCTGCAATAGCACCAAAACCCCGCTTGAAGCGGGGTTATGCATTGTTAGTCTGTATTAGTCGGCGGGATGGCCGACTTGAATGCCTTTGGCGATGGCTTCGTGTGGTCGATAGCCATGGCTTTTCTGATGGAAATGTGCGATCAGTTCTGGAAGTCCGCGTTCCAGACGTTTGGCAGCACACTGAGTCTCTTGGAAAAACTCCCAAGTCTTAGCGTGAAACTTCGGGTTTATGGCTTTTAAGCCAGCACTGATTCCTTGGTTCCAGCGGTAGAGTACCCAGTCGGTGTAGTGAAGCAAGCTGACCAAGTCCTGGGCTTGGTATTCGTCCAGCACGAATGTTCCGGGCTTTTCTTCCTTTCCGATCCACTCACCCTCCAGGGCATAGGCCGCAATGAAGTTGCAGGCATCCGCCAGTTGACTGGCCGGGATCAGATCGGTGCGCTGAACGTTGAAGCGAGACCGCAGCCGGCTTTTCATCGTGTGCTTGAAGCTGCGTTGTAGGCTGGCGGCTATGGGCGAAGCCTTCTGCTCGATCACCCGGTCCAGCACGTTTACGCCACTGGTGCCGATTACGTCATCGAGCAGGATGCCCATCTTGCCGCTGGCATCCTCGTACCGACCGTGCTTGCGGATGGCCGGCAGCACCTCGGCGGTGACCCATTTGCGATATCGGTGAGCCGGTGTTCCCCGTGTCATAGCATCGCGACAGCGAAGAATAATCGCATTCAAGCCTGACTCATTAACAACCAGCATTTGCTGGGTTCCGCCAAGGGTGTCTATTGAGTGGACACCCTTTTCATCTTCATCCAGCTTTTCAACTGCATTACGGTAGTTAGTGATATTGATAGCTGCGCATACATCAGCAGCAACAAACCATGGCAGGCCAGCTATCAAAGTGGCTCGCAACGGTTTCCTGTCGAATTCAAATGGAATTATCTGTGCTGTTGCTATGGTATTCTTGTTCACGACGTTAATTTCCTTGTTGGTTTTGACGTTATCTAAAGCCCTGGCGACTCTCACCTCGCCGGGGCTTTGCTTTTTAGGCTGCAGCTGTTTCTGAACTGCGCTCATCCTTGGCCATCTCCTGTTCAAGTATCTTGACTATCAGCCAGTTCTGGCTGCGTTCTTGGTCTGCCGACTTTCGTTCGATCCACTCTTTAACCTTTGGCGGCATACGAAGACCGAATGGGTTGATATCTCGTTGTTTCATTGATTTCCCCTTATAGACTCACGGTGATCATAGTTTCACCATGAATCATTGCTGTCAACCCACCGTGAAGCTATGGTGAGCCACGGGCTTTAGGAATTACTTCATGAGTAGAGAGATCAATCCGTTCGCTTTTCGAATGCCCCCCGAGCTCCGTGCGAAGGTCGAAGAAGCAGCCAAAGAGAATCGCCGCTCAATAAATGCGGAGTTGGTGGCTCGCGTTGAAGAAACTTTTGCGAACAACCCGTCAGAAAACCTTGACGAGAGCACGCGAATTCTTAAATCGGCTGAAAGACTCGAAAAGGTAATTGAGGTATTAGCGGAATTGGGTCAGCAGATGAAAAAGGCCGGTTCCGCAGAGAAGCCTAAGGACTGAAAACCCCGGCAGGCGGCGAACCTCCGGGGTTTTGCTTTTTCAGTGCGCAGAAATGAGAAAGCCCGCACTTGGCGGGGTTCTACGGAATCAGATCGCAGTCAGTCTCGACTGGATTCACTTACACGACCAGACGAAGATGCGGGACTGCAAGTCGCACTTTTTCCGGCTCCGGAACCACTTCGGCCCCCATAAGCTCCGTCAGGAACTCCGGCTTCACATGCAGAAGACTAGCGATCTCTTTCCGTGTGATGCCTTTCTTCTTGGCAAGGATGGAAAGGGAGTTCTCCAGCATTTCCGGGGGTTCTTGAGGAATCAGGTAGTCGTCCTTTTCGTTCGTACCCTCAGTCCGCTTTAGCGTGATCACGCCAGTTTTATACTGTGCTTCGGTAATCAGTTCCAGTTGCCTGGCGCGGTAGAGGATGGCGGCTTTGCTGGCCTTCCAGGTCGTCTTGAACTCTCGGATGCCCTTCCAGTCCAGCCGAGTTCCGTTGGGGCGCGGGAACAGCTTCACCATCATGCTGCGAGGCAGTAACAGAGCGCTGGCAAAACGGTTGGCCTGATTCTCGGTCACTCTGTCGCCGGTCACGATGCCCTCATGCATGACAAGGTGGCCCAGCTCATGAGCAATGTCGAAACGCTGGCGGCACACGCTTTCTTTGAGTGTATTGCGGATGATAAAAGGGCGTTCAACCGCTACGGAGAGCGCATCGATTTCTTTCGATAGCCCCTCGAAGGTGGTGACAACAGCACCAAGGTTTTCGGCCAGTCGGCTCATGTTGGCGATCGGCCCCCAACCAAGCCCCCACTCCATCCGGCAGTTTTCAGCAATGCGCTCGATCTCTTCGCTGGTGTGGGGTACAGGCACACTCGGGATTTTCAGCGTCGGGAGCCGTAGCTCCTTGTCCAAGAGCTTGATCAGGGCATCGATCATCTCGCCCCGGGCAATCGCGACCTGCTTGACGGTTTTCTTGGTGGTCAGGAGCTTTCTGAAATGGAATTGGTCTTCGTGCAGACGGTTCGCTTTGGAGGCGAAAAAGCCCACCTCTACCTTGAGCGCGTCGGCAAGGTCTTGGGTAAGAATTTCGGTCGGCATGCTCTGCCCAGTTTCCAGCTTGTGCAGGTATTGGCGCGTCTTGCCAACCATTTCGGCGACATCTTCAAGAGCAAGCCCGCTGAAAACGCGGGCCAGCCGTAGAGATGCGCCATCAAAAACAGCGGTCATCGGTGTTACTCGTTCTGTGCTTTGTCGTGCTGCCCAGCCTCGTCTTCGCGTACGTCGACCTGAGCCGGGGGGATTTCTCTAGCGGGCGGCGTTTCGCTGTCCACAGAGTGCAATACGGGGCTGGAGGATGCGTACATCCACTCGGAGACCTTCTCCTGATAGGCATTGTATCCGCTGAAGAAGACGCGATCCTCGTCTTCATCGGTCAACGCCTTCTCGACGATGAAGCGCCACATCACGGGGTGGTTATCATCGATCTCGAAAAGATCATCGACATGGTTGCGTTTGAAGAAACCGGCCTTTTCCGGGGCTTCGTGATCGTCGCGGAAGAAACGGCAGGGAACCTGGCCGATCCGGAAGGTGATATCCATGGCCGGGCTTGCCAGGGTGAGCCAGTCGTGCTCCCCACTTTTGCACATTTCGATCAGCTTGTTCCGCGAGCGACCAAACGCGGTAGTTTCGCGCGTGTAAGTGTCGTCATAGGGGGAGTCGAGTTCGCGGACCGCGCCGAATCGGATGTCGAGCAGCGCTGCGGCGATGGTTTCCAGGCGCTCGCTCGTCAGATCTGCATAGAAGTGCTGGGGATGGGGAAGGCTCATCTGTGTTCCTTGCAAAAATAGAGATTTGTCAACCTAAAGAATCTTGCAGAAATCGCGATTTGTCAACCAGATAGGCGAGGTACTCACCCGCCGCTACCCCTTATCCACATTCTGCCACAGGTATCTGTATATAAACACAGTATAACTACCCATTTTATCCCACCTTCACGCCGCCCCAGGCATCAACACCCGCCAAGCCACCCTATCCGCCGCCTGCAAACCCTCATCTGCACACATCACACTTGACGCCATAGCTTTGGCAATCGTTACTTGAAAGCTATGATTTTAAGCTCCAACGGCCAGCAGACTAGGCATCATGAACGACCCCAAAATTACAGCATCTGCTTTAAAATCACTTATTGATGAGCTACCCAAGAGTGCTTCTCTTGCTGATAAGGCAGCTATTTTTTCCGCTATACGGCTGCTCTGCGATGACTTTGTTAATGCTGAAGATTCGCAAATAAACGGATATGCCAAAGAAAAGGCGGAGCAAATTCGCCGGCACTCAGCTGCTGCTCTTGGCTTTGATACCGACAATGGGCACACATTTAATGATCATTTCTGCTGGTGTCTTGGCGCATTCAACTCCCTTAAAGGCTCTCTACAAGACTTATCGCAGGGTATAAAAATGGAACACTTAAAAGAAAAGGAAGCGTGCGAGATGCTAGGCATCTCATCTTCAATCTTTAACTCTATTCGGACATGGAGAGATAGAAGCCCAACCGGGGGTAAACGTGGCGGATTTCAAACTCAAGTCACAATATGGCCCATCTCTCCACAGGATATGGCCTGTAGAGAACTGCAAATTCCAGAATTCCCTAAACCAAGCTCGAATGAAAACGGAATATCAGTATGGGATCTAAAAGTTATTAATGAATGGTATGAGTCGAACGGTTCATTAATAGAGCAGCTCAAAAAAGAAATTAAATAATATTCAACGACGAAGCCCGCGCTAGGCGGGCTTTCGTTCGTCGATGGTGATGGTGATGGTGATGGTGATGAACAGCAAAATATGGAAAATCTATAAACGTTGCCTATGCTAGGAATAGATCGCCTTTATAAGCGGAGGCACTCATGGACGAATTCAGTGTGACGGAGGTGGCTCAAGGCTTTCGAGCCAAGCTCTGGCGAGGCGAGCGCATGTGCCTGATCGGAATGGATGTCGATCAGCCAGAAGCAGGCTTGGTGGGTTTTGCCATTGAGGTAATAGGGCCAACAGCCGTAAAGCTATTGCCGACCATTGCCGAAACCCCGTTACCGCCTAAGCGGCTGGCTTGTCATAGCAAAAGTTGAGACGGTTCCTGAGAGGAATGAAGCTGCTACCCCTTGGCATACCCGAGAACCGCACAAACATCTGCAGCGCAGAACCATGGCTGATCGTCAATCAACAGGGTGCGGACTTCTAGGGCTTCGAACTGGAACGGAATGACTTGAGCGGTTTGCATGACAGAACTCCTACGATCAGTTTGGAGTTCGCCGCATCGTGACCAAACAATGGAGGCGAACCGTACGCAGGTTGGTCGACCGGGGAATAGGACCCGGCAGGTACAAGGCCTCCCGCGCACAGCCCGCCACAACACGGGCACAAAAAAACGCCTTACGGCGCCGTGCGCCTATTCATTATCGGGCGACCAAACCCGACCGCACATTTTGCTGCGGCACGGGAAAGGTAATATCGGAAGTGTCAGGCGTCAGTCAACTACGGATGAAATTCAATAATTTGGCTTAGGCATAACGTGCTGCACTGCTCTTCAACATGTCTTCGAAGCCATAGATATCTTCGAGAGAGCTAATCGGATGCTTGGTTTCAGCTCTCTCTTCGTCAAAGATACTGATGTACTTCTGAGTGCGATTGAAATGGAGCCGGCAGATCGGTTTACGATTGTTATCATCGATAAGGATGCCGAAATAGCTCTGCGTATCGCGACAAACAATGCGCTTTGAATCAATCACCGACCTGACAATAGCTTTCACCATGTGAAAGCCCTCCAGTTCGTCCTCGGTCGTAACCACCAAGCTTTTTTCTACCGGTTCACTTTCTGCGCTATCGGTTTTTTCACTAGCAGGCGCCGCCATCTGGGTCGATACGGTAGCCGTACCGCTCATTGCAGATTTCAAGCGGTCATTGATCTGTTCATTGAGAAACTGCGCAGCAGCCTTGCGGGTCAGTTCTCCAAATTGTTCGCGGACCTTTTGCGTGATGATTCCATCGTAGACGCGAGAGGCGATCAGCTTGATGAAGTCGTCATCAGGCACGCTGAGCTGGTTGGCAATGACCTTCTTGATCTGACTGACATACTTCAATTCACCGGCGGCACTGATGATCGAATCCACATCGAACGCCGACTTGGTGAGCTTGATCAGTTCGGGCACGGCATATTCGTCAATGTCCAGAAGGTCCAGCTCAAGGAATGGTTTTTCATCCATCTTGTTCGGTGCATCAAGGTCAGTGAAGAACTTGTAGACCTGGCCGTTTGTCAGGATGGATATGCGGGCGTTAGTGACATGGAAGTAGCGAAAGAGCTGGGAAGCGTGGTTTACGTTTAAGGATTCGCCGATCTTTTTACATTCAATCAGGATCTGGATCTCGCCATTCTTGAGGATGGCATAGTCGATTTTTTCACCCTTTTTGGTGCCGATATCGCAAGTGAATTCCGGGGTTACTTCAGTCGGATCGAATACGTCATACCCCAGAACAGCATTTATGAATGGCATCACAAAAGCATTTTTTGTCGCTTCTTCCGTCTGAATTGCCGACTTCTGTTGGCGGATTTTCGCTGACAGGCTATTCAGTTTTTCGTAAAACTCCATGGCTCTATATTCTCCTTGGCAGATTGCCGGCAATCCTATGAGCGATAATCCGGCACCGCAATAAAATGTTACCGCAACTTTCTTATAGCTCAATGAAATAGTAAGGAAAGAAGTCATTGCCATGAAAGTCGAAACCGTCAAGGAAGAGGTATGGAATCTTGCCGAAGAGATAAACAGAGTGCTTGGGTACCCCATGATTACCCCAACACAGCAGCCCGCAGGAGACCATAAAAATAAAAACATCAGCCTGATTGGTAATCAAGGAAGGCTATATATCAGACCTGCTTCCGGGGGCTACTGGGTTGCCTTATCAGGCGCTTCATTGGTCAATAAGATGCATGACTTCATGTGCAATTTAACTCACGAAGAAAAGCACGGCTATTACCATAAACACCAGGAGCGCGAGCCATATTGGTTTGTTTCCGACTATCAGCAGGTTCGAAAAGCAGCCTATTTTTATGCTGACATCGACTTATCAAAACAGGCTCACTCCTTCTCGGATCTTGACCAAGAATTTCAAGACAAGGTGCTTGAGTCACTCCGGGAAGAATCCAGCTCCCGCCAGGACAGAATTGCAAAAGCCAGCAAACTTACCGCACAAATACAGGTTATTGCGGTAGTCTTTCTGAGAAACCCTGATGTCGTTGCCGAGGCTTTGTTTAGAGCCTCAGGAACCTGCGAAAGATGCCAAAGAGCTGCGCCATTCAATAGAAAATCTGATGGAACACCCTATCTGGAGGTCCATCACATCAAGCGGCTGGCTGACGGCGGTGAAGATACCCTCGAAAATGTTCTAGCCCTCTGCCCCAACTGCCACCGAGAACTACATTACGGTGACATTTGAACTGCGTGGTAGAGCATTGATATGGCTAAAGCTACCACTCCAAGATCAGTATACTTGCCAGCTTGAGCAACCCTCGACGGCTTGTTTGATAAGGGCAACGTCTATCAGGATGCAACCAACCGCCCCAGCACTGCCACCAGTTCAGTCTGCCGCTCTGTGTCGGTCTTGCGCAACAAAGCGCGTAAGTGAGTACGGATAGTGTTGATGCTTACATTCAAGTGTTCAGCACATGCTTCCGGTGTCAGTCCCTCAAGAAGCAGGACTGCAATACGGCACTCGGCATTGGTAAAGTGAAAAATATCTACCAGCAATTCGAGCTTCGGCTGAAGCTCTGAGAGGCTTAGCAACACCAATGGGCTCTGAGTAATAGAGTGGTTCAGCATGGGCACTACAAGTAAATCCCGGCGGCGTTTGCCAGGAAGCCGTATCAAGCTTGCCTGTGCCGCTCCTTGGCGCCCAACAGCACGCTGGATTGCCGTATTCAGTGAGGAATCCAGCTGTGATGCCCGTAGTCGCCCCTGTGTTTCTTGCAGAGGAAAGCCACGCTCTTTAAGACAAGCTTCGGCACGGCGGCTAGCGAATATCAAACGACTCCGATCATTTACCAGCCAGAATGTGCAATGAGATTGCCATAATACAAAAGATTCTAGATTCAGTTGCAGGCTCAGGTCGCGCAGACGGGTCGACAGTGTTCCGGCCAGGCGCAAGTGTGGTGAAAGTCGCTCTAATAGCTTCTGCTGGTTATTGGTAGGGTATCGCGCGTCACTGGCAGTTATGAGTGACAAGTAGGCACTGGTGTTAGCAGTTTCGTGCAGCTTGACACAGGATAGGTAACCCAGTCCGAAAGGATGCTGATATTCCTGATAGTAAGGATTGCGCCGGATTTCCTCTGCACCCAAGTGCTGCAGGTCATGGTACCAGAGCCCGGCGGGCCGCTGTGGCATGACCCTACGCCCCGGATCAAGCTGATTATAGTAGGCAAGATAAGGTGGAATTACCTCTTCCGCATAGCGATGATATTCGGATACAGCTACTCGATCGGTATTCTCTACCCGTATCATCACGCCGCCCTGTTGCCGTCCACTAAGAGGGATTAGTCGTTCGAGCAGTACATTCCAGCGGCTTTCGTCCAGAACACATTCATAGCAGAGTTGCACCAATTCGTCGTAATTCCGCATGGCCCAATCCCTCTATTCGCCTTGTGCCCTTACACTGTCAAAACGATAGCCAAGCAGATCAAGGTGAAAAAGAAATAATGTAGCCTGATCAAGCTGATCAAGCCGCCTGCTCTACAAGCAGGCCTTCAGCCTGAAGTATCTCCTGCGCCTCTACCAGCGCATCATTCACCATCGCTTCCAGTGCCTGGTATACATCTGCTCGCCAGCGCCTACGGGTGCGTTCAGGATGCGCCTCCAGATCCCAGGTGTTCATGTCGTAGAACTCCGATGGCAGAACAATCATATCGGTCGAGCGCTTTCCGTCTTTACCCTTCAGCGGCGGGATTGCCCAAGCCGTGACGGCTTTGTACCGAAAAAGCTGCGGTGCGGGTGACTCTACTATCATAATCAGGCGGCCGATTGCCTCGACCTTACGAGCCTTGTGGGTGCTGTACTTTGCCACCAGTGCATACCAGGATCTGGACTTGAGCTGGCTATGTAGCCGAGCAAATACCCAGCAGTCGATAGCCATCATGTCATCGGCTGATACCGAATTCTCGCGAGATACTGGATATCCAGACTGATATTGTTTTTGCCATGCCTGCTTACTGGTGTTGTCGATGCACTCAGCTGCTAGGCAGCGCACTACTGCGCTCAGTACGTCACGATAGATCATGCCGCTTTCCCCTCTTCAAACTTTGAAATTCGCACTTCAGTTGCGTCACTAATCAGCCCGCTCTCTCGCAAAATCCGCCACTGCTCCAGCAGCCACTGCTGGAAAAGATCATCAGCGCTCAAGTGTCAATCTCCCTCCATCAGCGGCACGATGCGTACTTGCACACACGGCGTCTCGGCATAGCGGCGCCGGAACATTCCGTCCGTTGCCTGGACATCATCGCGCCACACCACTCCATTGCAGCCGTCACAGATGGCCTTTAAAACATTGTCCGTATCCGGTTTCAGCATCGGCTTGATCTCGCCCGCCAGTGCCAGAGACTTCCGCTTTTTCGACATGGATTGAGGCACACCATGCAGGATCTGCAGCTCAATCAACACTGGCCCAGTGATCAACTCGCGGCCCCGCATCGCCTCCTGGGCAGCAAGCGCTACCAGACTCTCGTAGGCGACGGTCTTCGCTGGCGTGAACATGCGAGCGTGGTTGCCAACACGACCGATGCGAGGCCTTCCCTTGCCCTGAGGAACACCTGGCACAACAAACGACACTGGGTGCAGATGAGCCTCGATGCCAAAGCTGACATTACGGATGAAAAGATCGCTCATTCATCCCAATCCCATGTCAGCTTGCCCGGAATCGGCGGTATCGCTTGTAGCGTGTCCAGATCCAGCAGGGTGAAATAGCCACTCTCTTCGGGAAGCCAACCACCGGTGTCAATGTGGTAGACGTTGCCCAGGGTAGTCGGCCGCCTCAAAGGCGAATGACCAACGACAACAGCACGAATACCCGCTACGCCACTTTCGTCCCCTTCCTTGACTCTCCGGCGCGACCAGAGGCACATGGCTTCGACCTGCGCTGTCTCTGTGTTGTCTGTCTCCAGGGCGCTAACCAGATCGGCCCAGGATTGTCGCGGACAATCTGCATGCACCAATCCAACCAGCCCACTCGCTGTCTCCACTTCGATCAAAAATGGAAGATCGGACAACAGTTCCGCATAGCAACGTTGTTCAACTGTCGATAAGCCGTAGAACCAAGTACCGCCATTGGTCAGATGTATATCGCGCTCATCACCCGTGAAGTCAGCCCGATACGAATCAATCGCCATTTGCTCGTGATTACCGCGAACAGCGTGGAACCATGGCTTGTTCAGCCAGACATCCACATCCTCGTTCTCAGGCCCACGATCAACCAGATCGCCGACAGAGAACAGGCGGTCACATGCCGGGTCGAAGGCGACGGCGTCCAGTGTCTGCTGCAGGAGAGTGAAGTGGCCGTGGATGTCGCCGACCGCATAATCCTTGCCGGCGGTGTTTCGCTCGAATCGCCTGATCTTGCTCATAACTGAACCTCCAACAACCCCTCATGGGTTATCCTTTCGACCTCTGTCCACGCCCCAGCATCACCTGCGCGCAGAACCTCTAGCTCGATAAACTCAGCCACGGCGCTTCCCTCTTTTCGGTTCTTGCTTCTTCGGCTTGGTTGTCGATTCGCTCACCACGCTGATCTGCATCGGCTCGCCGCCACAGCAACGGACCATATAGCTGGCAAGATCCGAGACCCGCCTGAGAGCTGATTCATGGGCAGCCAGATCTTTTTCCAGCGCCTCGCTCCGGGCTTGTTCAGTCTCCAGCGCTTCTTTCAAATCACTGTTTTGGGCGCGCAGCATGTTCAGTTCGCGGTACAGCCCACGCACTTCAGCAACTGGATATTCAGCAACTTCAGCCATTGCACTTCTCCTTTGCATTACTCTCCATTTCTATCCGTCGCAGCTCATGCCACATCCACCGTTTTGCCCGGCCAGATCGCTGACACAGCTGCCATTGCTTCAGCTCTGAGCATGGCTGCGCCCACCATCGAAAACGGGTGATAGCCTGGCACGCTCACCATCCAGCACGCCTTGGGCCCATGGCTGGCCAAGTGCTCATCACACAAGCGGTTGGCATCAGCCGCAGCCGAGCACGCCCCGCCAATCGGTCTGCTCTGCCAGATGGCCTGATACCGATCACCTTGCTTCTCGATTTGATACCCCTCAATGCTCTCGACGAGCGTGGGGCTCAATTTGCGCCATTTCATGCCGGGCTACTCCGACCTATACCCAACCTTGCCAGCAGCGCCTGGCGAGCCTCTGCGCCGTCCTGTGGAATGCCCTGGGCCTTGATCCGATGACGCAGTTGCTGCTCGGCCTGCTCTTGTGCCCGATCGGCAGCGGACTTCTGGCTGTCATGGCTGATACCGGTCAGGACCTGGCCGTCCAGTGGCTCGCCGTTTTCTAGGCGACGCAGCACGATGGCGTAGTTGCGCTCGAACTGGGCGAACAGGGCCTTGTTGTCATGTCGAGATCGACGCAGATCGTACGTGCCGGTCAACCTGGCGGCGACCCGAACCGCATCGTGTTCATACCGACCTGCCAACGCCTGTCCCCATGCCCCTCGCGCATCAGGCAACCCATCGACACGCCGGCATAGCTGGATGAATTCCTTCAGGCTCGGAGGGAAATCCGCATCCAGCACCATGCGCTGCAAGCCACGATCGACCTGCGCATCGGTCAACGGGCGAACCCCGGTGATCCAAATGCGTTTCGCCAGGCGCTCAGCCTGCTCGTGCCCATAGTGCTTCTCGTACCAAGCTGGATAGCTGGTCTTCAGCGTCGCGAAAACCCGCTTCACAGCACGGCGAGCCTTTGCATCCAGATCGATCACCCCCTCGCGCACAGGTTCACCAGTTTCACCAGTTGTCGTCGTTGAGGATGTCGACAGCGTTTCGTGTACGCCACGCAGGAGTTCGTCCACGGGTTCCATGGTTCTGACCCTCAGTTTGTTGGTAGCGATGGGTGTATTTCAGTTGCTGGGCCAGTTGGTGTTCCCATTGGGCCTGGCTCTGATGCTTCTCTGGACGTGCGATCCAGTAGCTCCGGAACTCGAGCAGCTGATCGGGATGGAATCGCTGATTCGCGAGCCCGTTGCGGAACAGCACTGCGGTGAAGGTTTCGCGGTCCGGTTCCCAGTTGTCATGCATCGGGAAGCGCCGGGCGACAGCGAAGTCCTCGCGCGCGTTGTGCGCTGTAGGATTATCTTTACCGGATACCGGAAGTAGGTTGCTGCTCGCCGAAAGCTCCGGTTCTTGCTCTGGTTGCAGCTCGGCTGCTAATTCGCTGCAAGCCGCGCCGCTACTAGGCTGCAATGGATTACCCGCCGGTTGTTGCTGCGGTTGCTGTTCTGGTTGTAGCTCGGTTGTAGCTGTTTTGGACGGACTATCCCTGCGAGCGTGCGGAAACTCGAAAACCAAGTTGCCGATCGACACCAATAGGCCCAGCTTTTCCAGCCTGCGAATGGCTGATCGGTACATCTCGCGAGTGATCGGCTTCGGCTTCGCTCGCCCGGGTATCGGATCGACCGTGAACCCCTCCCGCAGCACCGTCTCGTTGAGCAGCGTCTTGTGCCCAGCGATACCCGTGGCGAAATCCATGCGGCGCTTGAGCGCGCAGTAGAGTTTCAGCAACTCGGCAGGCTCCCCGGCCAGCAGCTCCCACTCGGTGTCGCCGATCCGGATCGCTGGCATCAGCCCACCCATCGAATGGCTTGCAGCAACTCGCCCGCAGCCTTCATCAGGGCCAGCAGCAGCGGCTCCAGCGCGCGGCGCTCATCTGCACAGAAGCGGCCATCCTTCGCCGCCTCGGAGCCAACGCCCAGTAACTCGGACGCCGACGACACCAGCGACAGGAACAGACGCACGGCCTCAGCCGGCTCGCGTTCCTCCAGCTCAAAATCCATTGGCACCTGGCCAACAACCTGCGCGAGGGCGAACACCGTGCGCCGCGCCTGGGCCACAACGATGATTTCGAGGATCACCCCGAACGACGGCGGCGGCGCCTCGTGGTCCGGGTTGATCCCATTGGCCAGGGTGTTCCCGTTCATGCCCATGGCCTGGGCCAGGGCGCGGATGCCGCCGGGAAACTCCTTGGCATCGGCCTGGAGCGCCAGGAACAGCGCGCGGTGAACTTGCTTGACGGGTCTACGCATGACGAATGGCTCTCCGGATTCGCCTACCGCCGGAATCGGGCCGGGCGAATACTGGCTGGGCGGCCATGGTCATATCAGGCCACCGCCTTCTTGGAAGAGGCCTTCAGTGCGCCATTGGTTAGCCGCTCCAACTGGAACTGCCGTAGCTCTGGAATGACCGAGCCCCACATAGTCACAGCGCTCGGGCTGATACCAAGCGCTTCGGCGAGCTTCTTCTTCGATCCGAAATAGGCTGTAGCGTCTGTCGTTTTCATATGGACTCCTCATGGATCGAGAAGATTTCAGCATACTGAAATTTGAGAGTCAACGAATGTCTTCAGCATACTGCATGCTTAAGTTAAGCAATCTTAGTATTGGGCGCATGGAACGGCATGAACGAATCGCCATGGCCATTGAGGCCAGTGGAAAGAAAAAAGGCCAGATCGCCGCCGAATGCGGGGTTGCGAACTCGGCCGTAACTCAGTGGATAAAAGGCGAAAGCAAGAGCCTCAAGCTCGAAAATCTTTATTCCCTTTCAGAAGCGACAGGCTTCAATGCCGAATGGCTGGCGACAGGTAATGGACCCGAACGACTGCGGCAATGCGAAAGCAACGTCGAGCCCGGACCGCCCATCACTAGCCCATGGCGAGCTATCAAAATCGTCGGAACTGCTCAGATGGGAACCGAGGGATACTGGCATGGCCTTGATAGCGCAGAAGGCTATATCGACCTACCGTCCAGGGATGCCGACGCCTACGCTCTGCGCTTGAAGGGTGACTCCATGTCGCCGGCTATCAAGTCGGGCTGGATAGCGATATGCGAACCGAGTCACGACCTGGTGCCGCTGGAATACGTGATGATCAGGCTCCGCGATGGCGAAAGCATGGTGAAGGAATTGCTGCGAGCGACCGACGAGGACGTCACCGTCCAGTCGGTGAACGATGCCTATGGCCGCCGAACGATTCCTATTGAGCAGATCGAAACCATGCACTACGTCGCCGCAATTGTGGCGCCGAGCAAGATCAAGCTCTGAGCATCTGGCGCAGCGGAGAGATGTAACCAAGCGTCACAATCAAAAAAGGAAACCCCATGCGATTCAAGCTGTTCGCAGCCCTACTGCTATCTATCTCTGCCCCGCTTGCCCAGGCATTACAGACGGACATTCAACCGCCCAGAACATTTGTCGAGGCTAAAAAGGTCGCGTGGAAAATTTACGCAGAGCGGCCAACGGACTTCTATTGCGGTTGCAAGTACGAAGGAAACCGCATTGATCTGAAAAGCTGCGGCTATACCCCGCGCAAAAATGCAAACCGCGCCGGCAGGGTTGAATGGGAACACATCGTGCCGGCCTGGGTAATCGGTAACCAGCGCCAGTGCTGGCAGAAAGGCGGGCGCAAGAACTGTACGGCCAGCGATCCGGTATTCAGCGCAGCCGAGGCCGATTTGCACAACCTGGTTCCGAGCATTGGCGAGGTGAACGGGGACCGCTCGAACATGGCATTGGGTATGAGTACGGAGAAACCCACTCAGTACGGCCAGTGCAAGACGGTCGTGGATTTTAAAGGCGATGTGACAATGCCTCGTGAAGAAGTGCGCGGCGCTGCTGCACGCGTCTATCTCTACATGGCCGACCGTTACAAGCTGCGACTGTCCTCGCAGGATCGCAAGACCTACGAAGCCTGGAACCGCATGTATCCGGTCAACGAGTGGGAACAATGGCGGAATCAGAAAACAGCCTGCGCAATGGGCTGGGGGAATAACTACGTCGGCAAAGTCGATCTGTCTCGGTGCTCTGGAACCACAGGCAAGAGCAAGGCCCTCTCCTCCGCTGCATCTGGCGCCACGACTCCCGTCCTGGCCACATCATCGACCAGCAGCCCATACAGTTGCTCGCCCAGGAAAACGTGCGGGCAGATGACCTCATGCGCCGAGGCACGCTACCGGCTGGAACAGTGCGGCGACCACAGAATCGACGGAGATAATGACGGCACGCCGTGTGAGGCGTTGTGCAAGTAATCGGCATGGGCAGCAACCAGCGCACAGATTCACAACCCAGAAACACGTAAAGTCCACGGAAACGGAAACCACATGCAAGGAGGCAATATGGGCAATCTCGTGCTCACCCGCCACGTCGGCGAAAAAATCTACCTCAAGCTTAACGTCACCCTCGATACCGATATTGAGGACGTGATCCGAAAGCTCGTGCATGAAGGAATCACGATCAACGTCAAAGACATCCATAACGGCAGAGCTGCGATAGGCATCGAGGCGCCACGAGAGGTGCGAGTGCTGAGGGCGGAGCTAGTGGATGAGTAACTAGTGCGCCAAGGCTCCCGTTTCATCAGTGCAAAATAGCTGAATAGATAGAGCACGGCATGAAGCACTCTCAAAATAAAAAGTAGCTAACTACTAATTTCACCTTTTAAATAAATATTTAAGTTTCTGGCCTTTTACAGATATTTAGTTTACCCAGGGGAGTAGCATGACCAAGGTTGTAGAGGAAAAATTTTCAATCTCGTATGATGCAGATGAAGGCGACTTAAATAACCATGAGATTGGTGCCTTGGCATTAGGTAGATCGATTCTTGGCGTTAACGACGCGGTTTCGCAAGCTAATGCATTGATAAATAAAGGCGCAGAAGTAAAGTTAAAAGTTTCGGCACCTGTTCGAGAAGGCTCGATTATAGTTGACTTTCTGCTTTTGGCGAGCACTCCTAATGCCCTCGCATTACTGAAGTATCTGGGATTTTCAGGCGCAGTAGGCGCTGTAGCTGGAGGTTCTCTGATAGAAGTAGTGCAGAAACTAAAAAATCGAAAGGTTGCTAAGGTCACTATTGAAGCGGAATCGAACGTGGCAGTAATAGAAGTCGACGGCGAAAAAATAGAATGCGACAAATATGTAGCCCAGCTTGCCGTCGATAAGAAGGTAAGAGATTCACTACATAACGTTATCCAAGCACCAATCTCGGGAAAAAAGAACGCTAAGTTCAAGGTCCTGAACGAACAGGAAATCGAAGTTTTGGTGATTGACGAAGCTGTTGCACATAGTTTTTCGCCGTTACCTGTAGGCTCTCTTGAATCGGAAGAAATAACTAAAGAAACGACGACTGTTTACTTTGTACAAGTTAACTTCAACTCAAAACGTGGGTGGCGTATAAAGTTAGCAGACGGACAAGAATATGCTGTTGAGCTTAATGATAATAAGTTTATGGCGAATGTTAATCAGAATAAACAGACCTTCTCAAAAGAAGATCTTTTCGAAGTTATCTTAGAAAAAAGATCTCTCTACAGACAAACTCGCTCATCGTATCAATATACAGTTGTTGAAGTTACAAATCATTTTACTGATAAGGATCGCCGACTTGTTTGAGGTGGCCTATGTATGTAAACGAAAACTTCGCTGAAGCGCTGCTTTACATAGCTTTAATGATCGTTACGCCGGCTCTCTGGAAAATGAGTCGAATACTCTTAAGGTATGTTTTTAACCGCTATATCGCAGCAGACGAAATAGTGGTCGTTTATAAGCGGCGAGGGATGGTGGTAGAGACCAGGCGGATCAAGGCGACTGGTTATGTCGTTGACCAGTTGAAACAGCTGAAGGATAGAGCGTAATGACCGATAATCGGAACACCGCTCCTCAAGGCCTCCAGGCTTCGATTACGGCAGGTATAGGTACTTTTGCAACTGCAAGCTGTATGAAATGGCTACCACCAGAAGATACGCAGTATTGGATTAGTGTATGTACTCTTCTCTCTCCAGTCGTCGGATATTTCGTTGCGAAATTTTTCTGCTCAATCGATGAGCCCGAGGAACTGACGAAGTACAAGGCCTGGCTTAATAAAGACCTAACTAACCAGAAAAAGATACTAAAGGATAAAAATGTCCCAGAGGACGTGAAGAAAGAAGTTAGGCAAAAATACACAGAAACCACGCTCAAGCTTGCATCAGCAAATCAAGATTATTCGCCACGCGGTATTGTAGTTAACGATCCAGACTGACTCATCTCCACATGCAATACGAAGATAACACCCGGCACATTTCATATTAGTCAAACAGCAGTATGGCTTTTCATTTCTGTAATACCTGTGCTTTATGGTAAGCACTCTGCACAGGAGACCAGCCATGCTAGCCACAGACCGGCCTCCCACCCAACCAGAACGCCTGTCTCTGCCATCGAAGAGAAGAGCAGTTTGCCTAGGTTGAACGGTGCGGCTCAACCAATAACGAACATCAATTAGCCTCCACGCGCGGACTTCCTTTTCCGCACCGAACCTTTTCCGCGCCTGGGCGGTCATTCTTTACAGGCTTCGCCTCATATAGGTGAGCAGGCCGGTTGTAAAGGCTTTTCTCGCTCTAAAATTGTTCCCTTTTCAGTTTTAGAGTAGGTCACCCCCAGGCCACACCAAAAAATGCAAAAAATCAATAATTTAACGATACAAGAAAGTGCCTTTTTGTACCTGATAGAACTGTTTTAGCTCGGTTATGCCGTCTTAATGACAGCCTGTCATTATTCTGAAATCACTATCAGTAATTAACGCCTACTTGCTCCCATCAAACACGTTCCCATGATTCTACTTCCCCTACATACACTTTAAAGATGGGGTGCGGAATAGGAGTTTCTGCGGCTTGCAACTTCCGATAAAGCGAAGGGTTGCGAGTTTGCAACTTTCCCAGCAAGTGCTTCCATTCATAAGCCAGCTGCCCCGAGGTAACGCTAAGAGTGATTGATTTGTATGCTGGCCCGATTTTTGTTTTGTCGAAGGAATAACCACGCGTCTCGGCTTCTGCGTAAATGGCCTTCAAGTATACGGAGATAGCCTCAAGAGACGCTGAGTGATTTTTGAAGCGATCCAGTTGTGGGTGATGCTGATAACCCTTCGTGTCTCCACGAAGTACGGCCTGAGCCAAGAGTGTTTCACGCCATAAGGCCACTAGACCTTGTCGATCAAGATACTGAGGGTGTAACGACCAGAGCCGCATATTAAGGTCCCATACTTGTTAGCTGGAGAGCTTACCAAAAGAGGCTTGGCCCGTTCTCCAGAGCGGGCTTTTTTTTGTCTGATCTGAAATTTTCTTGTTTTCTTACAAGATAGCGCTAGATTTCAAATGCAGCTCAGGATGACGCTGCTCTTCGTGGACCAACTCCAAGCCCGCTCACTGATTCATGTACTTACTGAGCGGGCTTTTCTTTGTTCCGAAACTGTAACTTCTATCATCTAAACTGAGCGAACCGACAGAAAAGTCGGGTATGTAATAGCGATCATTTTCCCGCTCGAATCACGCTCCGAGCGGGCTTTTTTTTGCCTGACGATTCGCGACTCAGGCGTGTGCCTCTCTATCCAATGCCTCAATGACCCACTGGTTCAGGCTTTTACCTTCAGCTGCGGCCGCGATAGCAATATCCGCATGCAGCTCAGGTGGAACCCTCACATTGAATTTACCAGAGAAGCTTTTTTGCGCTTCCACACCATCTTCGGCGCACATCTCCAGGAATACCCGTAACGATGTCGCCCCTTCCCGCTTCAGACCTTCAATGTCGGCTGCATAAAAATCAGCCCCACCGTTCAGTCCAAGAAACTCGCCGCGAAACATCTCGATCTCGGGACCGTATTGGATTACGGCCTGGTAGCCGTCGATAACCATAATGTTCTTCATGGCTTCACCCCATTTGAATTCAACCACTCACGTATTGCCGCCACCGCGCCCTTGTCCGTATTGGGCGAAGGATGAGGACGGTGAAACACCCGACGGTCGCCGAATAACCGCACCCCGACGCGCGCCCCCTCGCGTTCGCTGATCTCGGCGCCAAGCTCGACCAAGAGCGCCTCGATATCCCGCCATTGGATATTGCTGCTGACTGGGCGAGAAAAGATCAGCTCAAGGGTTTTCTGGTGCTTTCGTTTCATGGAAAAATAGTACTAAATTAAAGTACTAAATTAAAGTGTTTCGCCGCATGGCTTGTGCCCGGAATCTTCCCTATCTTCCTGACACGGTGCGCGGCAAGCCTCGCCCTTCGGGCGTCAGCGAGAGGGAGGGGAGGATGTCAAACGTCATTCTTCCTTAAGCGGATTTAAGCCCGGTTTTTCTTCCTTTTGGAATCACTCGCCCGTCTCCTGCACTACCTGCATCCTTCAGATGCGATCTTCTGACCTTCGCCTGTCCCGCAAAGCGTGACCTGGCTCATAGCCACACTTCTTTTCTATTCCTACCGTGCATAGAAATAGTAAAGGAGGTTGCTATGTCTCGCTCTATCGCCCGCAGTATCACAGCCCTATGGCAGGTATCAAGCTACGATCGCATGGTGCGCAGGATCAACGGACAGCTCTCGAATCTGTGCGCCCACAACACAACGCAGGCTAGTATCCAGCGGTTACCCGGCGAACGTGATGACGACTGGGAGCGACTGCTTGATGAGTTGCGCATCGCTGACAACGTCGCGGTGGAAGCCGGTAGGGACTGCGCGCACCTGAGCTGGGGAGAGTCCGAAAACGAATAGCCAAACACGAAAATGAGCCCGCCGAGTGCGGGCTTTTTGTTGCCCACTGAAAATAAAATTCAGCATTCTTAAAAATACTCTTGACCATAAATTTCAGCTTGCTTAAATTAACCTCATCGCCGCAACACAACGCGATGGGCCCCAGGGCCTCGGGCGACCGAAACGCTCTTTAGAAATTCGACGTGACCCAGCGACTTACCGGGATTCCGGTGGCAACCAAGCTAAACAGTCGCCCATGCAGGCTCTGGAACCTGCCGTGCTCCCACATGCGAGCACGCGAAGTTGCGCAGCCACCCGATGCGACGCCAGTAGCGGCAGCGGGCAGAGGTGGGGAAACCCGGCAGATGCGCAGCGAGATTGACCGGTGAAAACCGGAACAGCCCAGCCGGAGAGTGGCGAATAACGCCGGCCAGCAACACCGACGAATCACTGATGCGCCCGATCGCCCGGGCGCAAGGGGATGAAATAGCGGGCTTGGCCGAATGGCTCAGGCACCAGCCTTCCAAGCTGGTTATGCGGGTTCGATCCCCGCAGCCCGCTCCAATCGAGACAGCCTGGATAGACAGGCCCGATGGCTTCGCAAGAGGCTGCATCGGAAAGAGCGCGGGACAGCAAAAAAGACTGCTCCAGTGGCAACAGAGGAAACCCGGTCCTCGCCGCCTTTGAGTTGGAGATACCGCTCTTTTTCCGATGCAGGAATGCGCAGGCTCACGCCAGCCGCCACGACGGGCGGCACATCGCCTAAAAGTTTGATCGATATCAAATATATTTTGTTACCTCAGGTTAAAACCTGAGCATCAAAATATAGGTGATTTATGGAATCAAATAATGATGACGAAGAAGAGAGGAAAATTGAAGATATAGCCATAGCAATTTTGCTGATTCTGATATCAATTACGAGTCTCTGGATATTTGTAGAACTTTGGCCGTATTGAGCAAATACAAATTTCAGTTTAATTGGCGAAGAAACACCCTTCCCCCCAGCAATTCTGCTGAAGACCCCGACGCCTAATCCCGATTGCAAATGACCTCCCTGCACGCCAGGGCGGCATGGATTCCTTTTGCCCGGAGATAACCAACCATGGAAACCCTCATCAACTTCGCCTTCTGGCTGTACGTCGGATTGGCTGCCATCGCTATTTCCGCTGGTTTTTACTTCGACGCCTACGAGCGCGGCCACGCTGATGGCTACGACGAAGGCTTCGATGCCGCCAAGAACGTGAATCGGAGCATCACCGAACGCGATGCCTCTCTGCTCATGAGTCAGGAGGATGTCCAATGAACGCCAGTTGCCCTGTGTCTGCCGACCTGGAGCACCGCCTCAATCAGATCGATCGTGAAAACGACCTCGAATCCCTGCAAGAGCGCATCGCCAGCGATATCTCAGAAGGCGATCCGAAGACCTGCAACGCCTTCGCCGATTTCTGCGCCAACGAGCTCAACGGCAGTCTGATCTATGCGTTTTGCCTCGCTCGCATCCAGGCGGATGACGGCCTGCTGAAGCAGACCCTGGACGAGCTCGACACCTGCATCGAAACGTACCGTGAAAAGTTTATCGATGCTGAAACGGGCTTGGCCTTGGCTGCGTACAAAGAAGATGCCGAAGCACGCTGGGAGGCCATTCATTTTGAATGACGAAAAGTGCATGACGTTGATCATCACATCAACCTGGAAACAGCTCATCGAGGCCCTGCAATACGCGGGGCTTTCTTTTGCTCGCATGCGCCGGTCGCCGGTGCGAATTGGTGGCCGTTGGATCGCAGAGGTGCGGACGTGAACGTCGTCACCGTGCGGGCCTCATCCTGGGCTGGATTGTTCGACTGCGGATTCAAGTGGCAAGGCATCCACCTGCTGGGTATCAAATCACCCAGCAGTCCCCGCGCCTTGCTCGGCACCGCCATCCATGCCAGCACCGCCGCATTCGATGCCGCCCGGGTCGAGGGCTATGAGCTGTCGGCATTCGATGCGGCCGAGTACCTGGTGCAGACACTCCAGCATCCCGAGTTCGATGTGGACTGGCGCGGCGCCGACATCACCCCACGCGAGGCCGAGGCCACCGGCCTGACCCTGCATACCCGCTATTGCAACGAGATCAGCCCGCGCTATGAATTCGTGGCAGTCGAACTGGAAACCAAACCGCTGGAGATCGACTGCGGCGGCGGAACCATCGTCCGCCTCACCGGTACCTTGGATCGCGCCCGCATCAAACGTGGCCATGACGGCATCGGCATCGCTGATGTGAAAACGGGTGGCGCAGCCGTCAGCCAGGGCGTGGCCAAGACCAAAGGCCACCGCCCCCAGGTCGGCACCTACGAGCTGCTCTACGAGCACACAACCGGCCAGGCTTGCACCGCCCCCGCCGAAATCATCGGCCTCAAGACCAAGGGCAAGCCCGAGACCGGCACCGGCGAGATCGTCGGCGCCCGCGAGTTGATGGTGGGCACCGACGAATACCCCGGCCTGATCCAGTTCGCAGCGGACATGTTCCGAACCGGGCTTTTCCCGCCCAATCCCGCCTCGCCACTTTGCTCGGAACGCTACTGCCCACGCTGGTCGGCGTGCCGGTATCGAGATCAATAACCAAGGAAATCCCCATGACTCAAACCCAACCAACCCAGTTGGCCAGCCTCAAGCAAACCGGCAGGATGCAGGCGCGCGATGCAGGCGTCGGCAACGTGAAGAAATTTTTCGAAAGCCAGAAAGGCACCCTCATAGCGGTACTTCCTAAGCACGTCGATGCTGATCGGATGTTGAAGATCGCGCTCGGCGCTATGCGCACCACGCCGAAGCTGATGAACTGCACGGTCGAATCGCTTTTCGGTGCTATCGTCCAATGCTCGCAACTCGGTCTGGAGCCGAACACTCCGCTCGGCCATGCCTACCTGATCCCCTTCGATAACAAGAAGAAGGGAATCACCGAGGTTCAGATCGTATTTGGCTACAAGGGACTGGTGGATCTTTCTCGCCGCTCTGGCCAGATCGTCAGCATCGCCGCCCATGAAGTCTGCACCAATGATCGCTTCGAGTATGAATATGGCCTCGAAGAAAAACTGGTGCACAAGCCAGCGCTCAGTAAGCGTGGAGAAGTGATTGCTTTCTACTCCGTGGCCAAGCTGGTTGGTGGTGGTTACGCCTTCGAGGTCATGAGCCGCGAGCAGGTCGAAGAAATCCGCGACGCCAGCCAGAATTACAAGTTCGCCCGCGACAAGGGCTCCACCGTTTGGGGCCAACACTTTGTCGAGATGGGCCGAAAGACGGTGCTACGTCGCCTGTTCAAGTACTTGCCGGTCAGCATCGAATTGGCAACGGCATCAGCGCTGGACGGCAAAGTCGATCATGACACCCAGGCACTGGACAGCGTATTGAGCGGTGAATTCACGGTGATTGATGACGATGCCCCGCAGGTCGAAGAAGAGCCGGAGCCTCCCGCCCTCACCCACGAGCCCGGCGAAACCATCAACACCCTGACCGGCGAGATCACCCAACCCGAGCCCGAACCGGTAACCCGTCAGGCCAGCACAAAACCATCCCGCACCACTGCACAGCCACAGCCCCAGCCCACCGAGCAGGCTGGCTTTGACGATCTGAGCATGGAGTAACAGCAAAAAGGCAGGAAACCCAGCCTCTTAAATACTGACAAGGCTTTGGTCGATAATGCCTTCTTGATAACCAGAGATATCGTCACAGCCTTTGGCGCAAAACTGGATATCTCTGATCAATTCACGAGGAATCTCGCCGCAGCGATATACTTGACCGGCAACCATTTTAGCTTGCAGCTCATTGGCCTTCAGCTCGTAGAAGTCGCCTAAGCAGACCCAAGTATTTAGAGGGAAACAGCAGCTTCCAGCCGGCAGCAAAAAAGCAGGATAGTAGTTTCCTGATTGGCAACCAAAATCATTGCGATAACGATGACCCTTAGACGTGGTTTTGACTGCAATCAGCGTATGATCGACTTTGCCAATAATGACAAGGTACTTCTCTTTGGTAGAGCCATCGCTAAACACAAATTTCTTGTCTAGTAAAACCTTCCCTGGGTATAGCAATTCAACTCCTTAGGGCTGCCAGCATTTCCTCTCGGTCACGAATTGCTTCAGACATTAACTCGCGGTCCTGAGCCCGTAGAGACATAGTGTAGGGGATTTGCGCCTGGCGCCGACCCTGGACCTCAAAGACCTGATGCCAAGGCAAGTTTTCAAGATGTGTCGCCTCGATCATATCGTCGGCTTGGGTATCTTTGAATTCTTCGGCCAGCGCGTTCATGATCCGTAGTTCACGCTTTGAAAAGTGCTGGCTATTGAAGCTGTCCAACGCATCAATCTTTAGCATCACCCCATTTCTCACTTGGATAGACTCGAAGCTGACCTGATTCGACCACTCGTCACCAGGGCTTTCCATCTCTTCGTAAAGCGCCACAGGAACCGGCCCCATCTTCCAGGCGAAGTAATCCATACCGGTCACCGAGCGGCCCGTCTCCTTGAAATGCGTGAAATCAAGAAAATACAGAAGCTTGCACAGCTTGATTTTTCCAAGCCGCTTAGTGTTTAAAGCGAAAAACTTCACAACTTCAATGAGTTTTTCGCGGTCATGAGAGATAAGCATGGCTGCATCATACCTCGCATTTGTTTTTTGCGACTATGTATAGACTCTCACTTTCGAGAGTTGACGCCCTTCGCTTCCGGTATTACCTTTCTCCGAGCCGCAGCAAAATCTGCGGCCGGGTTTGGCGACCCGGATAGCTATGGCGCACAGCCGCTTCAGCGGTTTTTTTGTGCCCGCGTTATGGCGGGCCGTGCGTGGGAGACCGAAAGGTCTGCCGGGTCCCATAGCCCCGGTTCGCCAACCCGCGCACGGTTCGTCTCCACCTTTTGGCGAAGGTGTGGCGAACTCCATCAGCTATGGAGATCCACCATGTCAAACACTCAACTTGCCACTGTCGATTTTAACGGCCGCGCCCTTACTGTCATCACTAGCCAATCTGGCGAACGACTCGTCGCCATGCGGCCGATCTGCGAAGGCATCGGTCTCGGATGGCAATCACAGTACAACCGAATCCAGCGCGACGAAGTGCTTTCGACCTGCGTAGTCATCATGAATATGCAGATGCCGGGCGACGATCAGCGCCGCGAAATCACCTGCCTCCCACTGGCCTACCTCAACGGCTGGTTGTTCGGCATTGATGTGGCTCGCTGCCGCGAAGAAATCCGTCCCGCTCTGATCCAGTACAAGCGCGAGTGCTATGCCGCGCTGGCCGCTTACTGGCATCAAGGCGAGGCGGTCAACCCGCGCAAGGCTCGCAAGCCTAAGGCTCTACCGGATGGCCTGACCCTCGACCAGCAGACTGCCATCAAGCAGCTGGTCAAAGCCCGCGTCGAATCCGTACCGAAGGACAAGCAGGCCAAGGCGGCAATCACCTGCTGGTCGGCACTGAAATCCAAATTCGGCTGCACGTACAAGAAGATCGATCCTGAGCAGTTCGCCGAGGCAGCAAGCCTGGTGGCGAGGATCGAACTGGAGGGAGAGTTCCTGGGCAAAGAGCCCGAGTCACTCAGAAAGCCGACGTTCGCCGACATCATCGGCCGCCCTGTTACAGCGCCTGATCGCTGGCTTGTGTACGTTGATCGCCAGGGTCGAGAAGTTCATAAGCTCATCCCGTATGACGCCAACATCATGACTCACAAGCAATTGATCAAAGCCATGATGATCGATATTCCGGTTTCGTCCGAAGAGATGTTTGAGTTCGCGATGGCTGCTCTGGCCAACCTCAAGGCCCGTGACGCCTACCAAAGCTCGCGCATCAAAAAAGCTCGCGCTGCCGGCTTGAAAATCTGACCCACCCGGGCGCCGCCCGGCGCCCACCCCCACCCAATACCTAACCTAACCACTCGCCGCTGGCCACCAGCAGCGCGGGCACCTGCACGCCTGGAGAAAACCATGCGCCTCACAAATATCGAGATCACCAATTTTCAGGGCATCCGCCATGCCGCCCTGCCCGTCACCGAATCGCTGCTGCTTGTTTCCGGTCCAAATGGCCAGGGACCTTACCTGTAGTGCATTGTGGAACCGATTCCAGCACTTTATCGATCTTATTCGCAAGCATTAGATTTTCTGGCCTGGCCGCCATCAAAGTAACAACTGACGCAACCGTTGAAACCACGATGGCTGCTGTTTCAGCCATCGTTTTTCCACCAGGTGTCGAATCCGACCCAACCTTTATCAGCCGCCCATTATTATCCAGTTCCACGTTGAATTTAGATGTTTCAAAAAAAGCGGGCTTATATTGAATTAAAGAGGGATTGTCATAGTCGGAAACCATCTTGGTTTCCGTCACATTCACGGGCTTACATAGCTTTTCAAATGTATCCGCCGGATAATATTTTACAATTTCATTTTTATCGTTGGTAATCTGATTAAGATAATATTTCGATTCATTATTCTTTAAAGGATAATACAATACGCCCTCATATTTATTGCATTTAAATATATCATTTTTATCTAAGTTTTTATTACCCTCATCGTTATGGCAAAAATAATTAGCATCTGGATAAGTATATAAGTACCCAGAACAACCAGATAAAAATATAGCCGCTATCAATAAGCTTATAAAAAAAATCATTCGAAACATGAAACACCTCTTATATCCATATAAAATTAGCCAAAATAAGCGTAGTAGATTTTTTCAGTATCACTGAAACGAATAATGCCTTTGGCATTCTACGAGAGGTACTTCACATAATTAATATATTGACGCCCTTCGCTTCCGGTATTACCTTCTCCGTGCCGCAGCAAAATCTGCGGCCGGGTTTGGCGACCCGGTTAGCTACGACGCACAGACCGCGTTAGCGGTTTTTTTGTGCCTGCTTTATGGTGGGCTGTGCGTGGGAGACCTTAGGGTCTGCCGGGCTCCGTAGCCCCGGTTCGCCAACCCGCGCACGGTTCGCCTCCATCCCCAACGATCCAGCATTTTGACTATATGTCATTAATGTCGTGGGTATAAATTTCATCGGTACCACATTTATACACATAGATTTTTTTGAACTGGCAAGTTTGACTATTTAGCAATCCCAAAAAACGGTCTAAATTAGCCCGCCAACCAGGAAGTGTCAGATCTGTAGATATGTAGGCCAGGAGGCGAATATCGCCTTGATGAGTATATTTTTTATTAAGCTTTTTACTGATAGTACTTTCGGTCTCATCAGCAATAAAAGTACTCTGAATTGGATTAAAACAAGGGCCTTTAAATCGACCACGGCTAATTGATACGTCATAGCTATTAACTTTTACATGTCCAGAAAACCCAGATGGCAAATCCAATAAACCGTCGAAAAACCTTGGTAAGGTTTCTCTTACTTTTGGTATCGTCATCGCCTTAATATCAAATGATATATCTGCATCATCATATAATAAGTCAAATTTTATGCGCTTTTCAGAAGATAATGATTCCATACAGGAAATGCACTCATTTTTTAAACTCAGACCTTTATTTATTGCGCATTCAAGATCTTGGTCGGTTATTTCTACCAACTCAAAAGCTATGATTGAACCGTCATGGCCTTTGTATAAAATATCTGGCTCTGGAGGCGCTTTACTAAAAAGCTCGCCTCCAGGCAAAAAACCGGCAACTAACGCAAACTCATTAAATAAACTACGTTCTTTTTCTTCTTTATTCATTTTTTTACCTCCAAGTAATTCTATGAATGCGCTCAAAATTAGTCATTAATCAAAGTCTAGTCTCTGAAGAAAAGCCTGAATGGATATAAATAAACGCCCAGTACATTTATCAAGCTGTTGACGCCTTTCTGTTCCGGGTTTATGTTTGCCCTGTCGCCTACATGCGACACGGGTTTAGCCTCCCGGAAAAGTCAGGTGGGTACATAACCACCGCTCACGAGCGGTTTTTTTGTGCCCGCAGCATGGTCGCCCCTGTTATGAGGGGAGTCGTGTAGGCACTCGCAAGAGTGGCCGGGTTCCTGACTCCGGTAAGGCTAACCTGCACGACTCCGCTCACCCGATTAGCCTCGGGCGCGGGAGGCTGACTAAAAGTATGATATTTTTGATTAAATCAAAACATCATACTTATTAACAATCGCTTCCATAGGAAGAAAATCAAACCCTTTTAAATCAATTAAAACTTCTGACTCTTGATTATTTACTTTTCCTTCCGCATCAGTGTGTATAGTAATATGCAGATCACAAAGAATCTTGGTATCTACAACATAAACAATTCCATCAAACAACCAATTACCGGTTGCAAATTTCTTAGCGATTTCTTCCGATGAGGAAAATGATACATAACTTGTTTTATAGGTATCACTACAGTAATTATGGTCATAACGAGCATTCACCCCAGAGGCATATATCGTAAGAAAAGTATCTCCTGCAAAGTGATGCTTACTTCCGGCATATATCTCAGAAGTATTTTCATCGCCTTTCGGTATAATTTTTCCGCAGCTTTGTGAGTCTAGGTCTTTACTAACGCCTCGATATATTAGCATTTCACCTTCCTAATCACTTGAAACTCCTTTGCTTCCAGTATGCCGAACTGGTCGCAGAATACCATCACGGTTGGCGATAACATTTATCGTATCGTCTACAGATACCGAAGGGAAAGCTAGTGAAAAAAAATATCCTGACCTGCCTGTCGCTTGCAGGAATGCTCTACGCAAGTACCTCCATCGCAGGGCCATTTGGCCTAAGTATGGGGATGAAGCTGGAAGATGTAGGAATAGCCCCAGAAAAAACGATATCTAACGGGAAGTATAAATTTATTAGCGTCCCAAATCCTCACTCATCGTTTGATGGATACATACTAAAGTTTTCTCCAACAAAAGGGCTTTGCTGGATAAAAGCCATAGGAAAAGATGTAGATACGAGCGTCTATGGATACGAGCTAAGATCAGCTTTTAATGATATGAAGGGCAAGCTAGAAAAAGCATATGGCCCAACTATAACAACAGATAAGCTTCTTTATGGAAGCATATGGAAAGAACCAAATGAATTTATGATGTCGCTTATTAAAAGCGAGCGCCTTTTATTTTCAATTTGGGATAAAAAAGCAAAATCTAAACTAAGCGATAATATCGATAGCATTGGATTATTTGTTGGCGCGCTAAGCAGAAACAAGGGATATAGCTCCGTCGAGTATTCGTTTAGCAACGAGGCCGAATGCGACAAAGAATTAACCGAGAAAGAAGATTCCGCACTTTGACAAGCACCTCCCCCGCTTGACGCTTCGTGCTTACAGGTTTATGTTCGGCAGCAAGAGCGTAAGAACTCGATTGCCTGCCGGATACCACCACACCCGAAAGATGTGGATTTTTTTCGCCCTCAGTTTTGCTGGGGGTGACTCCAGCCTGTTTATGGCCGGGAGGGTGACGGATACAACACCCGAAAGGGGAAGAAGTCCGCCGTGCAGGCACGGTTCTTAACCTCCCGGCCACCAATTTTGGTGGTCAATCCGATTAAGAACGGAGCCTGACCATGAATAATTCTGCTCAAGTAGTACCCTTCGAGTTCGAAGCCAAAGAGATTCGCACCTTACTGATCGACGATCAGCCTTGGTTCTGCGCCAAAGACGTATGCGCTGTTCTTGGCTACGTGAATGACTCTGACGCCATCAAAAAACACTGCAGGGAAAAGGGGGTAGCGAAACGCGACTCCCTTACCTCTGGCGGTAAGCAGTCCCTAACCTTCATCAACGAAGGCAATCTATACCGCCTGATAATCAAAAGCCGTAAACCAGAAGCCCAGCGTTTTGAGTCATGGGTATGCGATGAAGTCCTCCCTGCCATCCGCAAGCACGGTCGCTACGAGGATGCCAGCGGCAAGATGGGCATCCTGCTCGACGACATAATCGGAACCAGTGGCGTCCTCGTGCTGGATCGTGTGATCGAGCAAAAAGCCACGCCCATCACATCCAGCCTGCAACGCAGCTTCAAGCACACGATGAAAAGCCGGCTGCGGTCTCGCTTCAACGTTCAGCGCACCGATCTGATCCCGGCAAGTCAACTGGCGGATGCCTGCAACTTCATTGCGGCCTATGCGCTTGAGGGCGAGTGGCTGGGCAAGGAGGAATCTGGCCTGTCATTACCGTCCATGGACAGCAGCACCCTACTACCCGCTGCCCAAGCCAAAGAAATTACTGATCGGCTTAATCGCCTTGGTCATTTGTTCAACCCACTCAGCGAGCAATTCGGAGACGTGCTGGGCATCCGCCGCGCTCTACGCGGACTGCATCCAAGAATCGGATTGCCTCAATCCGACTACGTTGAAGTGATCGGGCGTCCCGCCTGACGCTTTAAACCCCATACCCAATTCAACCAATCCCCGCTGCTGAGCAACCAGCGGCGCGGGCACCTGCACGCCTGGAGAAAACCATGCGCCTCACAAATATCGAGATCACCAATTTTCAAGGCATCCGTCATGCCGCCTTGCCCATCGCCGCCCCTCTACTGCTTGTTTCCGGACCAAATGGCGCTGGCAAAAGCTCTCTGCTCGATGCCATCAGCCTGGCGCTCACCGGCCAACCGCGCCGGGTGAGCCTCAAGAAAGACATCAGTCAACTCATCGCAGATGGCGCTAAAAAGGGCGAGGTCAGTCTGTCCTGGCTCAACGCCGACAGCGAGGAATTATCAGCTACCACCGCCCTACCCAGCGGTAAAGGCAACCCGCTGGCCGACCAGCCTTTCCTGCCCTTCGTGCTAGATGCCGCGAAGTTCGCCGGCCTGGATGCCAAGGATCGGCGCAAGGTCCTGTTCGAGCTGACCGGCGCCAGTGCCAGCCCTGCCGAAATCACCAAACGCCTGATCGAGCGCGGTGCCGACGCGGCTCTGGTCGAGCACATCAAGCCTCTGCTGCGGGCCGGATTCCAGGCGGCAGCCGACGAAGCCAAGGAGCGCGCCAGCCAGGTACGTGGCGCTTGGAAAGAGATCACCGGCGAAACCTACGGGAGCCAGAAAGCCGAAGGCTGGAAACCCGATACCGCCGCAATCCAGGTCAACCAAGACGACCTCGACGCCGCCATCAAGGCCCACGCCGACATCGATGCCGATCTGGCCGAAGCACTGAAAACCCTCGGTGCCCACAAATCGGCCCATGCCCAGGGCAAGCACCGCCAGCAACGCATGGACGAGCTTGCAGAAACCGCCGGCCTGCTCCAGCGCCGGCAGAACAAGCTGAACAATGACAAGACCGACCTTGAGAATTGGAAGAAGCAGGTGGCCAGTGCCGAGGCAGCAGCCGGCCATCAGCACGGCCTGCTCCATGACTTGGCAGCGAACCTGGCAGACTGGATCGAGATATCGAAAACGTCTCAGGGCTATGCAACCAATGATGGAAAGCTGATCACTCCATGGTTTACCAGTCCGGTAGCAGATCGCGCTGATCTGTTGCTTGAGCAGTACACGGCAGAGCATGGCCCCATCGCCGCCGGTGACCTTGCAGACAATCCAGAGCATGCCAAGCGCCTGCCGGAATATCGCAGTTACGTCGAGAACCTAACTCGGGCCGTCGCCAACAGCGAGCGCGACCTGCGCGCCGCCGAGGATGCCGCTACCCAACTCCAAGCGCTACAAACCGAAGCGGCCGCCCTGCCCTCGGAATCAGCCCTGGCAAACGCCGAGCAGCATATCAACGACCTGCGCCAGCAGCGTGACCAGGCTCGGGCCAAAGCCGAGTTCCTGCAGGAGCAATGCCAGGCCAATGCAGTGCGTGACACGGCAACGGAGAAAGCGGCCAAGCATCACACCGACGTGCAGGCCTGGACGCTGATCGCCGAAGCATTGGCACCCGATGGCATTCCGGCTGAGATTCTGTCCGGTGCTCTCGAACCCGTTAACACCCTGCTGACTATCCAATCCGCCGCCGCCAAGTGGAACCAGGTGCAGATCACCGCCGGCATTGAAATCACATACGGTGGTCGGCTGTACGGTCTGTTATCCGAGTCCGAGAAATGGCGCTGCGATGCCCTTCTGGCAGTGGCGATAGCACGCCTGTGCTGGGCTGCGCATCGTCACGCTTGATCGTTTCGACGTGCTCCAGCCCTCAGCCCGACCGCAGATTCTGGGCCTGCTCCGAACCCTGACCCAAGATGGCGATCTGGACTGTGCCATCCTGGCCGGGACCATGAAAGAGCCGATGGCGCGTGTGCCCCTAGGAATACAACAGGCATGGATCGAAGGTGGCGTGATTGCCGGCGACCAATCCAGCCAGGCGGCGTAAGGGAGGATGCAGCATGCACCACAAGACAACGCTGAATCTGCGGCCTGGAGTCTCTATGCCCAAAGAAAATCCTAGAATACAACTCTGGAGCAGCGGCGGCGGCGTCCAGTCGGCCGCAATCGCAGCGCTGATCGTGAGCGGGCGAATAGCCCCGCCTGACATGGCGATCATCGTCGATACCGAACGCGAGCAGTCCACGACCTGGGAGTACATGGATCAGGTTATCCATCCGGCCCTGGCCGGAGTCGGCGTCACCCTCCATCGCGTCCAGAAGAGCGAGTTCGAGAAGTGCGATCTGTACGGCGGTGCCAGCGGGGAAACCCTGCTGATGCCGGTATTCACAACCTACCGTGGCGAAATCGGCAAGTTGTCCAACTATTGCAGCTCCTACTGGAAGCGTGAAGTGGTGAAGCGCTGGGCCAACAGCCAGGGCGTCAAGGCCGTAGATAACTGGCTTGGCATCAGCATCGACGAGTTACAGCGGGTGACCAAGGGACGCGGTGGTAAGTGGCAGAATCGCTACCCGCTGATCGAGCAACGCATGAACCGCGGCGACTGCATCGCCCTGGTGAAGCGAATGGGATGGCCTCCGGCTCCACGCAGCTCCTGCTGGAGCTGCCCGAACCACACCCAAGAAGAGTGGCGCGACATCCGCGACAACAAACCGGACGACTGGCGGCAAGCTGTCGCAATGGATCAAGAGATCCGCAAGCGCGACCCACACGCCTTCCTCCACTCCGATTGCGCCCCTCTCGACCAAGCTGACCTCGACGACAGCAACGGCGTGTTGTTCGGGCACGGCTGCGTCAGTGGCCATTGCTTCACTTAAGGCGCGAAATCCCTTTGCCTGTAGAAAAAAAGGCCAGCGGCATGATCAAACGGACATTCAAGCATTTCTCGTGCGGCCTAGACGCTATGCTTTCCCCGAAATACCACCTTCCGGTGATAAGCCAAGTACGCCACCTGTTTTGCTGTGAACGTTCCGACATTGATCGACAGCTTGATCCCCCAAGCTTCCAGTACAGGCTCGGCCACCTTTGCCACCAGTAAATCCCCACTGTCTTCAAAGGAGATCCAGCCCCGATCGAATAGCTTGTCCACGTGGGGTGCGAGCATCAAGCCATTATTACCATCCAAGCGTTCGTCATTTTCACAGTCCCTCCAGGGCCTGATATGGCTCGCTATCAAGAAGCTCTGGTCATCCACACCAGTCAATCGGCAACGCGGCTCGATCGCTAATACTTTTTGGCGGAATAGACCTTGTCCGCATCGGGCACGGATCAATTGCTCTTTCACAGTTTCAGGAGTGTCTGCAGCAGACTCGATCGCTCGCTGCTGCTCGTCAGCCAAAGTCTGCATTTTAAGTTCGGAGATAATCTGTACTGCGCTAGAGTCGCCCATCTTGGCTAGTTGCAGGATTAAATGGCCTAGTTCCAATGAAATGTGGGCAAGATAGCAGCCTTGGTTCCCGTTCCCGCTTGCTTGCAACGGCGAGTTCTTCACAGGTAGCAGCGGCTGAATCAGCACGATATGAGCCTTGGGGGATAAAGGAGCCTTAAGCAATACCCACTCCACTGGTACCAACCAACCAATGTTGGACCAGTTCTCGCCTACCAGGCCAAACGCTTCGGGTTTCGGCGCCTCATGGTGAGCACCAGTAACAATGCCGATCGTTTTTATCAGCGTATCGGCATAGGACACCACTATATCGCCCGACTGTACCAATGTCAGATTGTCGTAGGTCTGGTTGCGGGCGCCGTTCTGATTGGCCTTGGGTGACCAGATGTAGCCACCCTCGACCTCGGCCTTGAAGGTCTGCTTGTGGTTGACCCACCAAAATCGAGGCGCGTACTTACTCAATGCTCATGCCCTTGGCCCTTTGTAGTGAGCCTAAGCATATGACCCTACCCTATCAGCAGCAAGGCAGACCTAATTCCATATCGACCTGCTACGGCCAGTGGCTGTCGGTTTGACCATCCCACAGTCAGTCATCTGACTGGCTCAACACTCAATATCACCACTCACCAGAAATCTCACTCAAGGAAAACGACATGATCAAACGGATCAGGGCCATGTTCGCCCGCAAGAAAGCAAAGCCGGCGCTTACAACCAAGGCGCCGGGACCCGCTTCAGAGCCGCGCAGCCGCTCCAGCTATGCCGCCCCATCTACAGCAAAGCGACGCAGCCATGACGACTCGTCAGATCAGTTCAACGCAACCCACCCGCTGAACCCGTTGAGCCCAGTCAGCCCGCTGAACCCGATCAATCAAATTTCAGCATCGGAACACTGCTCCAGCGATGACAACCATCGCAGCAGCTACTCATCCAGCAGCAGTTACAACAGCTCAAGCGATAGTGGATCGTCATCCAGCAGCGACTCCGGTAGCTCAAGCAGCTGCGACTGATCGATCAACTCCACCCAACATCATTCACAGCGCGCCCGCGCAAGCAGGCGCAGAGGAATCGCCATGGCCGCAGCCGAGAAGCTGACCTATTCAATCACCCCCGGCGACTGGTTCCGGGGCAACCTGCTGGTGCCCACATTCGGCATTACCGCCGAGGCCGCTCGAAAATACCGAGACCGCGGCGTCTGGCTCGAAGGCAAGCACTTCCGGCGCGACCCGCTGGGCATGTACGTCTACAACCGCCAAGCCATTACGGATTGGATGGGAGGCAAGGTTTGAGCAAGGCCGAACTGCCCCGAGGTGTAGCGAAGCTGCCCTCGGGAGTTGAAATTCATGGCAACCAGGTGCGCATATCGTTCTACCTGAACGGAAAGCGCTGCAAAGAACCGGTTCCGGGCGTATCGAGCATCACTAAAGCCACCATCGCATATGCAGACAACAAGCGGCGCACGATCATGGCCGAGATCAAGGAAGGTCGGTTCGACTACGCCCAGCACTTCCCGAACTCGGAGCGGGCCGCCGCATTGTCGGGCGTTGGAAAATCGAGCATGAAGCGCACGATCGCCGAGGGCGTCGCGCGCTGGCTCGAGGTCCAGAAAGCCAGGAAGGCTGGCAGCACATACCTCAACTATGCCAGCAAGGCGAAGCATGTCACAGAATGGGCCGGCTCACGGCGCATCGTCGACGTCGGAAAGACCGATTTGGAGCTCTTCCAGGCGAAGATGCTGAAAGCAGGGCTAGCCCCGAAGACGGTCAACGACGTGTTCACGGTCGTGCGCGGCGTGTGGGGCGATGCGTTCCAAGACGGAATCTTACGGATGAACCCCCTCGACCGGATCAGCAACATCGAGCGAGATAGCGATTCCGAGTTCGCCAATCCATTCAGCCGCGACGAGATCCGGCGCATTGCCGAGGGTGATCCGGATCGGATGCCCGACGTGCGGATGATCTTGTTCAACTGCTAGGCAGGCCTATCGTTGTCCGAGGTCATCGCCCTGGCGGTCGAGGACGTCGATATGGAGGCTGGTGGCGTGCACGTCAGGCGTGCACGTGTAGCAGCAGAGTACAAGGTACCGAAGGAACGGTCGCGTATCCGCTTCGTCGAACTCATCGCCCCAGCTCTGGAGCTGATGCAGCAGATACTCAAGGACTCTGCCGGCTACGAGCGCACCGAACTGGAAGTCATTCAGCGCGACAACGTCACGCGGAAAAAGGAACGCATCACCCTGCTGTTCCGGAACTCGGTCAGCGGCATACCATGGAGCGGCCAGAACGTCAGTGAATGGTTTACCGCTCATCTAAAACGGTCAGGCGTTGCCCACCGTGGCGCCAATCAGTGTCGTCACACGTTCGCCAGCCAGGCGATTTCGAGCTATGTTCCTCTCGAATGGGTCGCCCGCCAGCTCGGTCACACCGACACGACGATGGTGAAGAAACACTATGGTCGATGGATTCCCGCCAACACTAAGAGCATGGCGAAGATTGTTTCTGAAATGATGGGTTTCTGA